CACAGCCTTGATTGCATCATCCTTTTTCTTTGGCTTTCTCAATCGTTCTTTAACTTCATTGCCGATGCAGTCTTGGCAATCAAACTTATTTTCATCTATCGTCATAAACAACCTACCGCATTTCGGGCATATTCTTGTATACACAGTTCTTCCAGCCTTTTTAAAATTTCTAAACTGCGCAAATCTTTTGGCGCATTTTGGTCTACAGTATTTTTGATCTGGTCGCTTCGGCTCAAATTCAGCCATACAGTATTCACATAATTTCAATTTTTACCTCCAATCTTTTGTAAGGGCGGCACGGTAAGCGCACCGCCAAAACATGGCTTTCAATAAAGTTTGTGATAACTATTCGCCAAACAAGACAGTTTCTTTTAGGCTTTCGCCAAAGGTGTTTCAACCTAATTATTCCTCGATTACTTCAAGTTCGCGCTCGCTTAAAGCGCTGAACTCGCTTAATCCATAACTGCTAAGTGCTTTTCCAGGAGAATATGCCGATTCTTTTGCGCAATATGGCACATCATTGGTTTCTAATGCAATAACGATTTCTCCCGGTTTAAAAAACCCATAATCATCACTAATAACTCTGCACTTTGTTCCTTTTTTCATGCTTTCTCCTTTCAGAACGGGCAAAGGTTCATATCAACCTCTAACCCTTTTTCTGCAACATAAACATTTGCTGCATATTCAATTGCTTCTTTCGTTCGTTGTAGGAATAACGCGGGATCTCCGCTTGTGTCCGATAAGTGTATTAAAACGACATTTCGTAAAGCTGGGTTGTCGTTCGTCTGAATAAATTTAAGTGCCGTATCAAGGCTCATGTGGCCTCGCAAACGGTGCTCGTAATTTGGCTCATTCCGGTCTACCAAGTCCATGCTATAATTGGCTTCAACCATGATATGTTCAATGTTCAGCTTTGAAAAATTGTACTTGCAATATTCCAAGTCGGTCAAGAATAACAGCTTGCCCATTTCCTCATGCTTGATTAAATAGCCGTAGCACTCAATTTCTGTGTCATGCGGTACATTGAATGGTGTAACCGTAAAACTGCCGATTTGCCGTGCTGTGCGCGGTTGAATGGCTATTGTACGCTCTCCTGTAATGGTTTCAAGTGCTGTCTGTGTTTCAAATGCCGTGTAAACCGGAATGCCGGATTTCATGAAATCTTTTATGTATCGCGCATGGTCTCCTAACCATGCTCATGTGAGACGATACATCCTGCAACATCAGAAATACGCCAATCAATCATTTTCTTAAAATCAAGAAATTTCACACCTGCTTCGATGGCAAGAATCTCACCACTGCTGCTGATTAAAGCGTAACTGTTGCCTGCTGATGATGAACCGCAACATCTCATGAACATTAAACCACCTCACTTTCTTAATACAAATACTGTAGAATCGGGTATAAAAACTGACCGAATATTATAAGAATCCACATAACTGGGATAAATACATCACTTTCCCAAACTTCCTCTTGCTTAATTTTCTTGTAAATATGAAATCCAATCACCCAAACAAGCCAAGGAATATATGCTATTAGTCCGAATAATACTTTTCCCATACCCTACTCCAATTCTTCCTCTGTCGGGAACTGAAAATATTCTGATGTAGCTTTCTCAAACATTTCTTTACTTAACGCTTGGGTAAATTCCGTGAAGTGTTCTGAATTGGCAATATGATGATAAAATTCATTATTTTCATACGCAATTCTAAGCATTTCCATAGCCTTTTTTGCTTTTTCTTTTGTGGAATAATCTGCAACATCTACTGAATCATCATATCCACATATCTGCATTCTCACATAAACGCGCCCATTTATACATCCTGCATATAAAGAAACCGAACTGCTATCATACGGAAAATCCTTTGTTCCATCCTGCGATATAACTCTCATAGACTCCTCCTATCTGAAAAACAAAAACCAAATAAGTGCCACGAACGAATCAATGAGTGCTGCGATAAACACGATTACAAGAACAACCCTGCCAAAAGTGACCTTGTAAGGAACACCGAGAGAATGACGTATTTCTTCTTCTAAACTAATGCCGGAAACAACAAACTTTCCTATAACGAAAAACAACACCCATAACAAAATTGCTAATTTTACAAAAATCATTCTTCATATCCTCCCTAATCTTTCATAAAATCCGGCAAATTCTCGTCATTCTCTGCCGATTCAACAACTTCCGCTTCGACTGCTGCGCTTTCAACTTCTTTTGCTTCCGCATCTACAACAAAATCCTCTGAATTGGCGTTCTCGGCAATTTCTTCCTGCGTCTGCTGATATGTTTCATCCATCTGTATAAGTGACTGTGTAGCCATAGCGTTAAGGTCTTTCGGGTGTTTCTTGATTGCATTATTACGCATCTTGCGAATAATCATAGCTTCGGAAGTTTCTCTCCACGCCGCGCTCATATAAGGTCTTGCCGCTTCACAAGCAAGCATTTCTTCCAATGTCTTGCATCCGAGAAGTGCACTGATAATCTCGTCCTTTTTAGCCTTAATTTCAGCCTTTTGCTTGTCGGTTGCCTTGCGCTTATTCTCGCAAATTCCAAACGTTTCATTCAAAAGATTGTTGCGCACATGAGCCAAAAGGTTTCCTTTTACACCTTCTCGCTCGGCAATCATATATTCAATCTTTCCGCCGTCCATCTCGACCGGATAAACAACGCGAATGACTTTCTGTGACAATCCCTTTTCTTCCCATTCCGGTGGTGTAATCTCAACGCCTTTATGTTTCGGGTATGAAAATTCATCTCCTTCTTTCACAAGCCATACCGGATAGACTTTTTTAACGCCAACGCCGAAGTTGCGAAGAAGTGCATCGTTTCCGTCTCCCTCGATTCCCATCTCAACCTCTTTATACCAATTTCCATTGGCATCCTGCTTATTTCTTAACTGGAAATAACACTCTCTCGGTACTGCATTTGCATTAAGTTTAAGGCTGGAAACCTGCCCGATAACCTGCCGCAAATTAGAACCATTCAGATTTTCCATAGCTGCCTTATTTGATGTAACAAGGTTGTAAATCGCACTCATTGATGCCATAACGCACTGTTTTGAATAATCATCAAATACAAGACCATGTTCCTCGAAATCTCGCTCCATAAGTCCGATGTACTGGTTTGCGTAGAACGAAAGCCTTGTATTCATTTCCTGCTTAACTGCTACTTCCTGTTTCTTTGCTTCTGCCATAATTATTTATTCCTCGCTTTCTCCGGCATCTACCGGCTCTTCATACTTTTTCACAACAACATTGTCCATTGTCAATCAGCAAAAGAAATTCATGCTTATCCGTTTTGACTTTGTACCCATCATAAGATGCACCGCCCATTAAACAGCTCATTATCTGCATGATGCCAAGCCTAGACCCATTGCTACCATTTAACGAACCGGTATTTTCTAAAGATACATTCGTTATTTCTTCGATGCTTAAAATTTTCCCTAACGTTTCCATCCTACACGCCCTCCACTTTCAACTGCTTGTCCTCTGAAACACTCAAAAGAATTAACTGTGCATCCATATCCGGCACATTAAACTCATTCAGCGATTCCGCATTATCAACAAAAATCGGTACGCTCACGCCATATAACTCACTAAGAGAACGGATAATATCAAGTCCGGCTACGATTCTGTGACCGCTGTTTAAAGTCGAATACGGAACACCATTTACAGTACACTCACAGCAATCTTTCATGCCGCCATTTAATTGCATTTCGAAGAGTTTGAAATTAACTGTCTTAAAATGGCTATTGATAGATTCAGAAACCTTATTAAGTTTGAAACGAATGAACTCTTCCAGTAAGTAAAGCATCTGTTCTTGGTCTGCAACTTTCTGCCCGATTTCTTTCTGCTCGTCACGAAGCGTTTCGATACGATCATCAATCATAACGTTGTTAGCCGCCTGCGCGATAACCTTATTTACTTCGTCAAGCTGACTCTTCAATTTTTCCTTATCAGCTTTTGCGTAATCAGTCACCTTATCTGCGCCCTTGGATTCTAGCTCTGCAATATCAGCACACAATTCATCCCGTTTAGCCTTTAACTTTGCATATTCTACGTTCTGCATAAAATAATCAGCACAAGAAGGAATCTTAGGAATCTGTTCATCAAATCCTTTGATAATGTCAATTTCTTCCGCTTCATTAAGTTTCAAGGTGTTAATTTTGTTTTCCAATTCTTTGTTATTCTTTGTCAGATCCTTAATCATTTCAGCGCACGCATTTCCATCATCAACAATCATGGCAAGTGTTTTCGCGTGTTCTTCATTAAATATTTCGATTGCATCTGCCTTTCTCTGCGAAAAATCGGCTCTTAAAGACTCTATTTTATCTTCCGGCAATCTTTGTCCGCATAACGAACAAACCGTTGTAGATTCGTCAAATACCCACTTGGAATCATCAAATTTCTTCACTACTTCCTCGTTGTACTTTTTTACAAGGTCAGCTTTCTTAAGAGTCTGTTCAGAAATTGATTTCTTATTGCTTTCAATGGAATCCTGCGCTTTTCTGATTGATGAACGAACATCCTCTAACTTCCGTTCGTGGTCGTATTTTTGGTTCTCAATCTCGCGTTTCTTGCTTGAAAGCTCGTTATTCATGGTCTGCGCGATAGCTGACATTTCAAACTGACAATGCATTTCTTCGCTGCGCATTTCATCAATCCGCGCATCAGATTTCCCAATTAAATCTTCAAGTGCTTCAATCTTTCTCTCTAAATCGGCTTTTAACAACTCCTGTTCTGCAACATCAACGTCAACCTTGGATTTCTCGGCTTCATCAATACGCACCGGGATTTCAGCCTGTTTCTTCTTCCATTCGGATAACGCTTTGGAAAACTTGGCACGAATATCATCTGTGGATGGCGCTTTTTCCAATTCCGCAATCAGTGGCGCATACTTGACATCTGTCTGCGCAAGTTCCACATCTGAAACCTCTTTCGTAAGTTTCATCAGAATATCGCGCTGATCTTTCCATTTCAGAGAAGAAAAATACTGCGGATTTGTCAGCATCTTAAACATTTCCTCGCCCTGCCCCAAACCGGAAATATAAGCCTTAAATTCAGCTTCACTCTTCGGATAACCGTCAATCTCATAAGAATTTGGGTTCCCCTGCAATGATACCGTATTAGTTCCGCGCTTCTTAACCCAATTCTGCTTCTGAACCTTGGAAAGTTCCACTTCCTTACCATCTACATCCAAAACTGCTACAACCTTGATTTCTACATTATCAATTCTGTTTCCGTCCTTATCCAATGGTCTGACATTGAATTTTTCCTCTCCGGCACTGTTCTTGTTAAAAAGTAACCATGTGAACGCATCAAAAATTGTGGTCTTGCCTGCTGCATTCTGTCCTTTAATACTTGTCTTATTGGAGAAATTCACATCAAGGCTCTTAATACCTTTGAAATTCTCCATATGTAACGATTTTAAAATCATTCGCATTTTTGTCTCACCCTTTCTTTAAATTCTCTTCTCAGTCTATCGAAATGCTTTTCGTTCTCCGTGTATCCGCTCAAAGTTTCGATTGTCAGCATATCTGTTGTATCCTGTTTGCATCCGCGCAATCTGATATTATCTTCATGTTCTTTTGTAATGTATCCGTGTAACATGTTGATATGTAACTTGCACTCAATCAGTTCTTCATACTCTTCTTTTGGAACATAAACATAATTTTCTTCCCCCATGTTACACCCCCACGATTCCTTTTATTGATAACTCATATGTAACTTTTTCCACAACGTGACCATCTTTACACGTTTTCTTATATCTCCGGCTCTGCAATCTACCGTATGTGCTTACCTTATCGCCTAAAGCAAGTGAGTCAGTATATTCTGCACACTTTCCCCATGTGATACAGGTGATCAAATCCTCTTTTCCGTTTTCTCTTATGTTTTTGAGTTTCACATCACAGATTTTACGACCAAGTGGCGTTTCTCTAAGTTGCTTTTCCTCGATAATTCCATCAAGGCTTACTTCGTTCAAAGGTACATCATCTTTGGGTTTGATTGCATCAGCCATAACATATGTAAGAATGGCTTCTCCAGATCCGGTTTTTACGTGCCGGGTAATTATCTTTCCCTCGACACATACCGTTCCGCTAATTCCCGTATCGCTGATTTTTTCATCGAAAAGTACCGGAAGTATATCTGCAACACCGCTTCTTCTTTCAACTCCGATGAAAAATTTATAAAAAATCTTACCGCTTGATTTATGGCTTTCCCTTGGTGCTGATACAACATCGCCTATCAGTGTTATTCTGTTCTCCATTGCTTCTCCTCTCCATTTCTCTGTCAAGAACCTTTTCAAAATTTTCTTTATCATTCTGTTTCTTTCGTTTCCCTGCCAAAAGTTCAGCAAGCATACGCTTTTCTTTCGTGGAACATCTCGTGCCACTTATATACACAACGCCTACCATTCATCCTCTCTCATTCTGCGTTTTCTCTTGATTCGCTTGTCAAGTTCGGCTCTCTTCCTGTCTACTTCCGACCAGTAATACATGATTGCAGCAATTACTGCCCCTACTACGAATTTAATAGCCGACATATTCCCGGACGCGCCCTCACTATCCATATAGCACGCGGCAACTAAGGAATATTCCATTGCGACCGCACCTATGATGAATTGGATTACTTTTTTCATTCATGCCCCTTTCTGCCACTTTATAATTTAGTACCAGTCAGAAACAAACGTTCCGAGTAACGGACATACAACAACATCTATAAAACGCACGGAACCATCTTCCATGGAATATGTAAAAGCCATTGCAGGTGTGTAAGTCGAATCTCCTGTCTGTATCTGTGCATCTCTTACAGAGACTCCATATGTTGTTTCCTCGTCAACGAAAATGCTTGAAAAACTTTCCGCAGAGTCAACCTTTGCCAAATAGTTGTCACCGCTACGAATTACCCTTGAATTAACTTTCTGAAATTCAAAATTGCTCATTTTAATTCTCCTTTCCATTATGTGTTTCGTTTTCCTCGCCCTGCTCACTATGTTTCGAAGCAGAACTCTCAACCATTCCAAGAACATATCCTTTCTGAAAATCTGTCATATTCGGAATGGCATCACGAAGTTTTTCGACAACGCGCTTTTCCTTTTCACTCATTGAATTCACTTCCTTTCCATGATATAATTCCTTAAAAACTTAAGGAGATTTCCATATGTGCTACATACCTACTCGTCCACAATTGGATGATTTTTTCAACAAATCCGTCACAAACATCGAAATGCCTAGATACAAAGATGGCAAATCCCCGATTGAAATGTTGGAAGCTCAAACCACTTTTATTGAGCAAACAAGCAAAGAACTTCACGATATTGCCGACTCTGCAAAGTTGCAAGCTGATTCAGCTAAAGAGATTGCTGAAAGTTCCAAAACGCAAGCTGATGTTGCATTAAAAACATCAAGCAAAGCGGATATTAAAGGTTGGATTTCTGTGGTTCTTTCTATCATATGTGCTTTAATGGAATTTGCTGTACATCATTCAGAAATAATTGATTTTGTCAAAGCTTTGGCAAAATAAAATGGCAAAAAATCTGAAACAGCAAAGTAAATGCTGAAAGTACTAATGCAGCATCTGAAACAGATGGTTTTTTCACTTTTGTTTCTCCTTTCTTGTACTTTGTACATTCTTATAATAGTACGCCGTACAATCTTTGTCAATAGTTATTTTTGTACATTGTACAATTTTTGTCGTTGACATTTGCGATTGTGACTTGTATAATCAAGTTGAAAGGAGGTGTTAATATGAAGGAGCGCCTAAAGGAGATAAGAAAAAGCAATCCTAATGGGAAAACTCAGGAAACATTTGCAAATTACTTGGAAATATCAAAAGAAAACATTTCTAGCTACGAATCTGGAAGAAGGAATCCATCAGATGCATTTATTAAACTTGTATGTGAGAAATGCAACGTTAATGAAGATTGGCTTCGCACCGGAAACGGAGAAATGTTTATGCCGGAAACAAAAGATGAGCAAATTTCAAAAATGCTTGCAGATGTTATGAAATCAGAAGACGGAAATTTTAAAAAGAAATTGATTTCTGCTCTAGCGCAGCTAGATAAAGATGGCTGGGATAAACTAGAAGAATTTGTTGATATGATTTCAGAGAAGAAATAAAAATAAGCCAAGGGCAATGCGCAAACCCTTGGCTTTCTTCTTATTTTAACAGTTCTTTTACAAATACGTATATGGCTCGAAGCCATCTAGTATTGTCGCATTTTTCAATCAATTCAATGATTTTGCTTTTGTAATACTCGTTTTCGTTGTTATCCATTGCTCCCACCCTTTCGATTCAAATGATAACTAACCTCGACAATTATTGTAGAACATACGTTCTGTATAGTCAATCCCCAATTATGGGCGGAGCCATGCCAAACCCCACCCATGCCAGAACTTGAAGTGTCCTTTCGGACAAGTCCATAGTATCACTGTAATATGCATGATTTCAACATTTTTCGGTCGCAAGTTTCGACAGAAAATGTCATTGCAGAGAAGCGGAAAGCTGTTTCTCAATCTCTTCTTGCACTTTTGCGCGCCAACGCATCGGCACTTCATCAATCGTCATTTTCTTATCTACAAGAATACGTCTCACGTAGAATTTAACCATTATGCTTCACCTCCTGCTACCATATCTGCAAGATCCTGAATTGCTCCGGCGTTTACTTCATGCCCTGCTTTCAGTTCATCAATTGCTTTTTCCATCTCAGTCTTAGTCCTCAAGCTGACCGTTACGGTGTACGTACCATCTTCAGCGCCATCCTTGCTCTTATTTGGCATATATGAGAATCCCTCGCACTTAAGATCATCATACTCGCCGGAGATCTGATCGTTGTGTTTAAATGCGACCTTTGATATATTCTCCGATGAAAAGGCATCTGTGATTGTCTTGATTCCGTCAAAATCTTTCGACTGAATCTGAATATTGCCGAGACTCGCTCCTTCGGCGATCTCGAACTCTGTTTTGTTTTTCAAAATAATTTTGTCCATAATTTTTATTCCTTTCTATGTGTAAATTTACGAGTTACTAAACTTATTTAAACGGCAGTTTAAAAAATGATTTGCTCAAGACAAACCACATAGGCAAAGATGATGTCACCGCGTTTTCAAATTTTTACATGAATCAAAAAAGTACATTTTTGGTGATAGAAAGTACCGGAAACAATACATTAAATAAGGAAATCTTTGGTTTTGATGACGATAATTTCAATAATGGCTTCGGGTGTGTCATTTTGTCCGTGAAAATGTCTGTGTGGAGAGGCTTTGCGATTGCAATACCTATTAGCGGTTGGGGACGTAATTGCTATATTGGACAAATAAGTGGAGGCGACGGAGCTTTCTTATGGTCAAAAGTATCATTGACATAAATCAATCCACGAATCAAGAACATATCCATTAGTTGTCTGATGTAATCTGGGTTTACAGGTAGTCTAATATTAGCCACGATCAATTTATTTGCGTTTGAATTTGATATTATCCACCAAAGTTATAATTTTAAAGAAGTTTTAAAGCCCAAATTTCATAAGTAATAGTTATTGTAGCACTTGTATAACATAAAAAATAAAGCTCAATAGGCGCATCAATCGTTGCTACAAAAACATTAGTTACAGATCTTGTTACACCTGTTTCACCTGCTGTTATCGTACTAACAGGCATATTGACGTTTTTTTCATAAAAAATAAATGATTGTTCTTTTGTGTCTATAGAAGTGTCTATATACACATCACTATTACAAACTGCATGAGCTTTAAGCCCTAATATATATTTCCCGGGTTGTAGCGTTATAAAGTTGTCACTTGCCACCCATTTATTTATAACAGATGGAGTTAAGGTGTGTGGACTAGACCATATTATATCGCGGTTATTATTTAAACTGCCGTTTAAATCACTTATCTGCTTTGCAAGCGTACCATCCAGATTCGGATTTGCCTGCCGCGCATCAAGTGCAAATCCGTTCTCTGTTGTTACCTGATTGTTTACGATACTTTCCGGTTGCAGTGCGCTTCCGATTTTATCCTTTAGGGCATCTGCCAACTTTATGACGTTTTTCGCTTCATCTAATGTAATTGTGGTTCCATCCAAGTTAATGCTAAGCGTTCCACTCTCATCTACGCTCATGCTTTTTCCGTCCGGCTTTACAACTCCGGCATCCTCTGTTGTTGCAATCGCACTAGCACCGCCCACGATAGACTTAGACCAGTATTCCGTATTACTCGTTGCCGTTCCTGCCGGCACATCTTTTTTTGCAAAATACAATGTGTTATTATGAGTTACTGCATCCAATCTCTTATATGTAGCATCTGCGCTCCAATCGCCCTTTGGCACAATTGCTACTCTTCCTGCTATAGCCATTTAAGCCACCTCCCAATTCAAATTCCCGTCATTGTCAACGACAAAGTTATATGCCGCATTGTCCGTGTAAATCAACTCCCCATCCTCATTCACATCAAATTCTGTCATTGTGAGTTTCTTGTTAATCTCGTCTTCGATTCCCTGCACCCGGTCTGCGCTGTCCTTGGCATCTATGGCAGATTTTGCCGCCTTGGTTTCGGACGTTCCTGCGCTTTTGGCAGATGCTACCGCCTTGGCAGATTCCACTTTAATATCTGCAAGATAATCCGGGCGCAGATGCTTTTCTTGGATACTTCCCTCTTTCACGATTGCGGACACCTTACCGTCGCTGCCGATTGCAAATGCGATTGTATCAGAATCCAAGAACTCATATTCTGTAATCAATGTGGATAAATCTACATTCTGCGTTGTACCATCATCTAGCGTTATCACAAGTTGCTGTGCCTGCGGGTTGTACTTGAAGTTGACAGCCAACTTTTCCAATTTGGTATCAATGACCGCCTTGGAACCATTCATTTTAACAACTGTCAGAGTTCCGTTGGATTCATCCCACAGAATTTCTTTCACAAGCTCATTTGCCTTTGTCAAATCAACCTTAGACGCATCCATAGCAACCACACGATCATCCAGATTGTCAATTGCCAAGTCCATCTTGTTAAGATTAGATTCATTTACCGCTGTTTTTTCGCTGGGAAGATTCTCCCAGTTGATACGGTTATATATTTTCTGCATGGCTCACACTCCTTTCTAACGCTGATAATCTTTGTTCAAAATCACTACATCTGTTCTGCAGTTTCTGTATCATGGCAGTGTTAAGCGCAATAAACTCTTGATAGCACAATGTATACATATCATTTGCTCCACCATTCTGCTTTAAGAAATTTTCCCATTCCTCATTAGATTCAAAATCTTTTTCGGAGAATACCGCATGTTCCAGTCCGTAAAACTCATTTTCAGATATGTCACAATCCATCATTGCCTGTTCGATATCCTGTGCAACAAATCCTATGTGCATTTTCTCATCATTTTCTATGAGCCGATATTCCATCGGTTGCAACAACTCAAAAAATCTTTCAAACCGATCATCCTCTAATAGCTTTCGGAAATCTTTTTTCTTTCTACGGTCAGATGTTGTTTTCCAACCGCCAGAAGAATATCCTCCAGCAAATGGATTTGGGGTTGTTCCACAGTACACGGAACTAGAACTTGGAATTAGATTTCCGTTGTTGGAAATTTGTACATAATCACTTATTCCGACCCCTTTTAAATAATATGCAGTTGATGCCATGATACACTGTCTTGCACTTTCCGCAGTCGTTGCCGAATCTGCAGTCGTTGCATGATCTGCTGTGCTAGCATGGTCACCTATTGGTGCACCGTCTTGGTCTTTTACGGAGCCTAGGTCGATAACCATGTTTTGAAGCATCGGTCTGCCTTTTCCATCAAGACCAATAATTGTAAGGTCATCACCAAACGCCGTAGAAAGAAAGTTCAGAGAATCAATGATTGTTACTTTTCCATTTCCATCAAGCCTGAAATTATTGCTTTCGATTATGAGTCTGTTTCCACGAAGCATAATCTGGTCTGCGCTGGCATTGATCATAGAAATAACTTGGTCGTTCTCATCTCTTCCAAGTTTCAATTCCAGTGATGCGTCTAATTGCCCTTCCGCTTTTTGTGCACGATTGACTTCTGCGGCAATGCTATTTGTGGTCTGCTCAAACTTGGTATTTGTCTGTTCCTCTAAATCCTCGTATGTGGATTGAAGATGATCTGCGTTCCTCTCTAACTTTCCGGTACGCCTTTCCACACTTTCAATCGTATCTCTGATAGAATTAACCTTTACAGAGTGTGTCTGCGTGCCCTGTGCCGAGATTGAATCTCTCTTGCTTTGCACTCCGGTTAGGGTGCGTTGCAAAAGATACGTTTCAACGATTTCTCTCGTGGTGTTGAACCGGATTGGTTCGCCAAGTGTCAGACATGGATTGCCGACACAAGTGCAACTTTTGATCGGTGTGTATGCCGCCTGTTTCATAATCGGCAATAGGTTATTTGCAATCTGCTCCAGCTCCGCTCCGGTCTTATCTGATACAAGAAAGTTTCCTGTAATCGAATAGTTGTTCCCGGCAGTTCCAACAATAGCACCGGCATTATCTTCGCTTGTCTTGATTTCTAGCTGCGTGATTGCCTTACTTTGGAAGTCCTCATAATCAAACGTGATATAGTGTCCGGTCATGGACTCCGTGTTTGCATCAGACGGAAATAAATTGTCTGACGGAAATAAATTGTCTGCCGGATAAAGCGCACTTGTGATTGCTTTAAGAAAGACATACTCAAACTTGCCATTCCGGTTGATATTGCCAAAGCATCCGTTAATCTCACAGATTGCCGTTACAACGGTTTTTCCACTGATAGAGGACTCTTCTGTGACCGCACTTGAATCGTCCGTCTGTGTGGCTACAATCGTCTTATTTACCGTCATGGAATCATTGACAAGGCTTGTTTCAACTTGCGCAATTCCAAGATGTGCAAAGAAGCTATCGCGGAACTGCTTAAGCGTCATTGGAAAGCTAAGTCCTGCATACCAAGCCTTTACATCCGTATTGATAATGTCGTACATAGCGTCATATGCCGTAATCTGCCGTTTTGTCCGGTCAGCCGTAGGAACATCGGATGCCACCTTAAAAATTCCGTATGGCATCGGATTTTGGCTATCTCCGTCAATCGTTTCTTCAATAGAGATTGTCTTTCCGATAATGTTTCCTGCGGTGTTTCTTGCCGTGAATTTTACACAATTCGCTTCGCACGCTCCAAACTTTAATTCAGACTCCGAACAAAGACTTTCTTCAAGTGCAAACGTACCGATTTCAAGCATCGAATTGTCTATTTTCTGATTCGTTCCAACAACAGATATAACCATCTGCTTGTCTGTCGAGGAATCCCAATACTTTTCTTTCAAACTGCTATTTATCATATACACCACCTACAAACGAAAATTTTATTGGGTCATACTTAATCTTCCCATTCGCCACAGAATAGAACGTAGGCTGAATATCAGCGATATATCCGTACTGTGTCACATACCCGCGTTTCTCCGGCACATATGCCGTGATATAACCGCCACGCTCCTTTGCCTTGGTATAGTTCTTTTCGATGTTTTTCCAAAAATCATCAAACTGCTTTTCGGTCAGCATGGCTTTAGTTTCAAACTCGACCTTTAAGGCTTTCAGTTCCACGGCATCACGATGCTCATATCCGTTTTCATCCGTCCAAGGGTCTTTGTCCTGCATGTTTACATAGGAACTAAACGTGTCCTGCTTTATTAAACTGTTCGGTATGGTATAATTACCAAACTTTACTAAATATCCGCCATATCCCATCGTTTACCTCCTAAAATGGGTATAAAAATAGCACCTACCGTTTGGTAGATGCTATCTATTTGATTAAATTTTAAGCTACTACTGATTCCCATTCAGATTTCAGCTTTTCTACATCGTTTTCAAAAAGTTTGCAAGCGATTTCGTACAACTGCGGAATCATTCCCATTTCCCTGTCGATATAATCCATCTTGTTTCTTACTTTCGGTTTGAGTGTGCACCCTTCCATCCTTGATTTAAGGTTGCAGTGATATTTCCTTTCAAATTCTCCATAAAGCAACGAATAGCGTTCTTGATACTTTCCATCAGCACCAAAACGAACAATCTGCGTTATCCGCTGTCTCTTAGTCGCCAAGTCAATATCATCAACGAGTCCGATAATAACATCTTCCTTATGGATGATTTCTTTCTTCTGCCTTTTAATGGTTTCGTTCTGCTCTCTAACAGTTTTTAATGTCTGTGAAAATATCAGCTTAGTGTTTTCATCTGCATATGGCAGGTAAGTGGAAATAAATAATTCATCATTATTGACATATCCACCTGTTTTACGGATTGTAGGGAGAACCTCGGATGTTACCCAACGTTTGAACTTATGAAGTTTTTCTTTTCTTTCGTTTATAAGGGCGTCGTTTTGTGACACACCCTTTGCTTTTTGAGGTTGCATCTGAAAAAGCAAGGAATACAAACCGCTTTCATTAACAATCGTCATTTTTTGTTTTCCACCTGGAGTATCAATTTGTGACACACCCTTATCAGAATCATCAATATTTGAAAGGCTTCTTCTGTAATTCGTATCTCCGAATACTTCGCATATATCCTTTCCAACAAACCATGGTTCATCATCTACCATTACCATTCTGATCTGTCCGAATATTGGATTCTCAAATACCTCAATGCCATTTTGAATCTTAAGCATAAGTTGTGATTTTTTCATTCGTGTCTACCTCCATACATTTTTATCTGAATAAAAAAGAGGAAACCGCTTGTGAAATCACATTGGTTTCCTCTTTCGTACAGTATGGCGTTCGAGTAAGTAATCCGCATCTTCACGGATAAGGTTGTTTCCTTAGTAATAAGGATAGACTATTTTTGATTTTGTGTCAATCCGATTTTGGAATTAAAATAAGCCGTGTTTCCACGGCTTAAATTGTATTGACTAATTCATTTTTTCGAAAGTTCCATAACTATCATCACCAACTTTAACATATTTCAAATCGTATGAAAACGAATCAATATCTGTTACAACAAATTGTACAGTCCATTTCGTCCTCACAGTTGCACCATATCCATTCGTGGCGTCAACATAACTCTGCACGGCAATCAGTTTTCCGTCTTTCTGCATTGCCACATCATCTGAGTTAAATACATATGACGGAAATTTTGCTCCCCTAGGATTCAACAATGATTCTTTTACGATTTCCTGAGCCATTATATAATAACTACTTCCCTCGTTTTGATCTATTGTGGTATCTTCAAGCTTTTTTGCGGTCAATTTAACTTTTCCATCTTCGTAAAATACATAATCAGATTCTGGTATGAAAATACGGTAAACCTTATCACTAGCCGTGATAGCTACATCATATCCATCGGCATCAATGTAATACATATCTGCACCATTTGCTTTCTTTTCATACGCTATTTTTTTAAAACCTATTTTCTTTTTCAAAATGTTGTAGGCTTTTACAGCAACTTTCTCGTCAAGACCATCTTTCATCAAGGAAGTGACTGTTTTGTTATGTTTTTTGGGCGATTTCTTTTCTTTTGAATTTTCAGTTTTTGTCGATTTCTCCGATTTTGCCTTTTCTTTATCCTCAAGTTTTTTGTTGGGCTTTTTCTCCATGCTTTCTACTACCTGCGATGCTTCTGTTTCAGTTTGAGATTCAATTTGTGTATCCGCGACCGAATCGCTCTCATTACTGCCTATTGTTCCAAAGAAAATAAAAACTATTGTCCATACAATGCATACAAGTATGGCGAATATAGACCATTTATGTTGTTTCTCTTTCTTCCCGGAGCACAAATCTACAATCGCAAGAATTAAGCCAACATAGCACATACATCCAAAAATGGAAAATATAGCCGCAATGATGCTTATGACAGAATTCTTCTTATCCGTGTTCCCAAATTCTTCAAAAACCCTTGTAAAATTATTTCGGAAACCGCCATCTTCAATAGGACTTCCGCATTTACAGCAATAATCCGCATCTGCCTTATTTTCTGCACCGCACGATTCACAAATAACCGTGTTTTTGTTATTTTCCATGAAACTTTCCTTTTGAACAGTTTCAATTTCTTTGTTTTCCGGCTGTAAATAATCAGACCTTTCACCTTTCTCTTTCAAGTAATTTTTGATCGGAAAGCCACAATTTACGCACATTTCAGCTTTATCAGAAATTTCTTTTCCACATTCCGGACATTTAATCAATCCCATAACATTTCCCCCTTTGCCTGTAATACATATCAATATATCACAAAACAAAAGGGGTGTCTATGTTTATACCGGAAATGGTGACATTCCGGTACGATTAAAATACTCTTGTGCGCTTTGGCGTGTGCTATCAAAGATAACTTTTCCGTCAAGTGAAATCTGAATCGGTCGATTATTTCCTCCACCCATTTTCACAAGTGGCTGAATAACTTCCTTTACAGCCTGTGCGACTCCGTAAGAAACAGACGATACAATCTGGTCGTTATTCATTACTGCAGTATGACCGCCAAGCGTACCGACAAGTTCCGGACCCGCTTCTCTTGCAACGAACATCTGTCCCATGTTTGGCAATCCACCGACTGCGTATTTCTTAATCGGCTTCCAACTTCCACCGGAAAATACACCGCCATCGGCTTTTTTTGTTGCAGAACCTTTTGTTTTTACATTTACGGTTTTTCCTCTAAAGAATGTCGATACACTAGACCAGAGGTTCTTCAAAGCATTTGAAGCAAATGAAATGCCTATTTTTAATGTTCTTCCTGCATTGATAACTTTTTCTTTCCACTCGTCACTTACATCTTTCCACCATGTTCCACCGGCTCTCTTGACGTTTACAGTAAATCTCTTTACCTCTTTTCCTACCGTAGTGCTTTCCCACCATTTTTTAACATTAGACCACCATTCACCGGATTTATTTTTAACGCCTGTAGTAAATTCTTTTACCTTACCGACTTTCTCTGCCCAATATTTCTTAGTGTTACTCCACCACTTAGATGCATCATTCTGGACTGCGGTTGTAAATTTCTTAACTTGTCCAACTTTTTGACCCCAATATTTCTTAGTGTTACTCCACCATTCTTTAGCGGAGTCTTTTACATCTGTAGTAAATTCTTTTACCTTACCGACTTTTTTAGACCAGTATTCCTTGGTATTCTCCCACCATTCTTTAGCATTATCTTTTACCCTAGCTTTAAAATCTGCATATTTATTTTTTATCTTATCCCAATCAGACTTTAATTTCTTCCATAATTCAGATGCTGTTGTCTTTATTTTAGCTTGGAATTCAAGCGTTTTGTGGGATTTTACACTGTTTGCATCATATGGGTTTGCGGCATTTTTTATTTTTTCCGTTTTTTCCGAATACTTACTATTGGAATTATACGGATTAGCAGAATTTGCATTTGCACGCTTTTTCGCTTTTTCTTCATAATTTTCAACATCTTTATCCGAAATCGCCCTTCCGTTATTATATGGATTAGCCTTGTTATCTCTGGCAGTTTTTTTTCTTCCCTCGACCCATCCGTATTTTTTAATATTGTCTATCCATTCTTTAAAGTCCTTAGAAAACTGCACTGCGACTGTAATTGTGGCTGCAATTACAAAACCTGTTGCAAGGGTTCCGGCTATGCCACCTCCCAACTTTACCAAACTTAGTTTTTTTGTTATCGCTTTACTTAATTTCTTATCAAGATTCTTTGTTATAGCACTCTTTATTAACTTATAGAAGTTTTTCCCAAGTCTGCTAAATGCTCTCGCCCCAATTATCGTTGCTATGGCACTCGGTGATAAATTCGTAAGAAAAGTTTTTAGTCCATTGAAAATATCTTTCCAACTCAAATCATCAAAGAATCCTCGGACAAACTTCCAAAAACCATCAACCCATCCGTTGATAGCTTCTGCGCACTGTTTCCACTTGAATTTCTTGAAAAAACGATTAAATCCATGCGCCACATTCTTGCCAAATGTTTCAAACTTAAATTTATCCGTAAATCCTTTTGATGCGAATATTGCAGTATTCAACGCTCCTGCAATCACATCAGCAGTTGCGGTAAATACACTATTTCCCTTTTTATCTTCTGAAAACAAACCATTAAGAAACTCTGCGAGTCCTGTTCCAAATCCGGACGCTTTAGCATATATTTTATCCCATTCAATGCCACCAACGGCTTTTACAAGGGCTTTTCTTATTTCAATCCCAAGTCCTTCAAGGTCTTTTATGTTGCTTACGAAATCCTTGTAAATAGTGTCTGTCTTAACCAGTTTTCCGATATCTCCACCACCGGAACCACCAGCGCCTGAACTAGAGCCGGAACCTTTGTTTCCAGAACCGGAACCCTTGTCTTTACTCTGTTTTGAAATAACCTTTAATTCATCAAATGCACGAGTTGCCTGTTGGATTTCCTTTTTTGCTTTCTTGGCATTCTTTGCGATACCGCCTGTGTTTTTCCCTGCGTTTCCTGCGGCATTACTTAAATCGTCCATGCCGTCAGATGCGCTTCCAATATCATCAGCAAGGCCGCTGATCCCTGCTCCTTTGCTTGCTTCATATCTCCATCCAAAGATTGAACCTAAAGCATTTGTTACCATTTCCGCAAAGGAAATCACCTTTTGCAGAACTGCATTGAGTACCTTGATAAACGGCTTAAATGCATTGATTAAACCACCACCAACAACCGCTCCAAGTGCTTTGAAATTCTCTCTAAGCATGGTTATCTGGTTATGCCAACTATCTTGCGTCCTCTTGAAGTCCTCGGTTATATTGGTTGTATGCGCAAGCACATACTGATAACGCAACATGGCTTTTTGAGCCTGCGTCATTGAGGAAATGTTTGCATCAAGTCCTTGTTTTAATGCCCATTCCTTTAATGTTGCCTGTGTCAAGTCGATACCATAACGCCGCATAGGTGCCGTAGTACCGGAAAATACAGATTGCAGACTCTTGGCAATATCTTCTTGACTCACATCATAGAATGAAGCCATATCTCCGGCTAATTCTGTCAACCGGATAGACATTTTTGCCATTTTCCCCTGTGGAATATCAAGGGCAGTTCCCATGGCTTGGAAACGGCTTGCAAACTGTTTCGCGGACAATTCGGACATACCAAATTTTTCAATTGATGTTTTTGCGAAATTGTTAATTAGGCTTTCATACTGCCCGAATGTCTGCCTTACAACGTTCTCAACCTCTGTCAGTGAGGATGATATGTCAATAGCATCTCCAAGTAGCCTAAATCCTCGGAATAGAGTCCAATACGTTGCATATACTTTTCCGATTGCAGACGCAAGGGAGAACGACTTCTTAGTAACCGCAGAAGCACCGGAACTAAATCCGCTAAATGAGCTTGTGATGCTTTTTGCCGCTGTTCCTGCCGCTCCACCGGTACGCGATAATTTTGCCAATGCATTTGTCATGTCGATAATATTCCGGCTTACGCTAGGGGCTTTCGACAGTTCAGACATAAGCTGTCGCATTGCCGTAGCAAGTTTCGGAATATTTTCAATCGCCTTGGTGGAACTCTGGTAGCCAAGCTGTTTGATTGCAGATGCAAGTTCGGTCAGACCCTTAACAGATGCTGACATTCCAGAAAGCCCTTTTACCGCATTGGAAATCTGACGCATAGAACCAGCCGCGGCATTAATCTGTTTGCTGTTGATAGAGCCTAATTTGCTCACATTTCTTGCAACCGCAGAAAAAGTCCGTGTGTCAATTCCACGCATTGCCGTCATTGCCCCTGCAAGTCGGTTTACCCCGGTGGAAAGGCTATTCAAATTCCCGGTACTAAGTCCGGAAAGTGCGGAAGATAATCTCCCAAGCCTTGTCACAAGCGCATCTATCTGACCGCTTGCCTGTTGTGCCTGTGCTTGGATTTTTATTTCAAGAGACTCTAATTCCATTTATCCACCAACTTTCTACATAAGAAAAAGACGGTAAGATTTGACCCTTACCGCCCTTGAATTACTTTTTCAGTTTTCCCTTTTTCAGAAGAGAAAGCATCTTTGAATTTTCCTCTGATGTAAACTTAAAATTGGAAAATCCGTTCTTTTTTGCGATTTCCGCACGATGTTCTTTCGACACATCATCTTCCCCAACCGCTTTTAACGCTTCTACGATTGAGTTTGAGTTTCCCTTATACTTCGGATAATACTTGGCTTTGCATTTCTTTGCTCCGCTTACAACAATAACTGTATGACCTTTTGTGCGTGTCACAAGAATATCTCCGTTGCGAAGAACGAACCCGACATGATAAGAACCCATATCATCGAACAGACCGGATTTCAAAATTACCGGTCGTTCATTGGATGTATTGAAATCTCCCACATCCTTACCGGATGCATAGATAATACAGGCACGTACAAGGGAAGAACAATCGCATTCCGTCTTGACTTTTGTGTTGATTCCATGCTTAATGACTCCGTAGCGTTCCGATTGGTCATAGCCGATATTTTTGTTATCAGATGCAATCTTCATAGCTTCGGCTAACTTCTCCGCAACCCTATCGTCCTTCGCTCTTAGCACGTACCATCCCTTAGAATGGTTATAGAACTTCTGCATCGAAACTTCTTGTCCGGTCTGGTCTCCGGCTTTCCCACCAGAATAACAGTTGCCGTGTTCATCATGCCTAGCACTTCCAATAATTACTGCCATAGCAATACCTCTTTTCTTAAACTATCTTTGGTTTTGGTAAATGTGATTGTCTTGATTTAGCCGCCCATTCTTCTTCTGCCTTAAGCATTTCTCGTATCTCTGCATCGGGATCGTCCGTATTCTGCTTTTCGATAGAATCATAGCAAGTTTCTTTCACGTACTTGCTATTACCCTTTCCGAATGTCGCGTCTATTGCGGTCACGAGTGCTGACGTTGCGTATCTGCCAAACCACATATACATTTCCATGTCGCGTTGTTTCCATTCTGCCTTATATGCATCCACATAAGGCTTAAGCAACTCTGGATTCATCATATCTATATCATCAACGGAAAATCCGTATCCTTTCGTTACCACAAGGTAAAACGGACGGATTTCCGCAACGTAATATTCCCATGTTAGTTCTTGTTGGCTGTCTTGGATGGAGTTTTCTTTGCCGGCGTTCGATTCTTCTTCTCCGTCTCCATCATTTGCGCTAAAAAACTGTTTGACTCCAACTCGGACTCTAACTCATTAAACAAGTCAAGGCAGTTGATTTCGCCATTGTCAATCTTTTCGGAAAGCATATCAAGCACCTTCTGGAACTGCTCGTCATATCCTTCCCCTGTTTCGTAGTCATATCCAAACTCGTCCTTATGGCTTACTTGCAGTCCTACAAGAAGCATCTTAGGAAGTGTTTCAAGTAACAGTTTCTCTACAGACTCTAAGCTTCCGTCCTGCTCACTTACCGACTCTGATACATCTTTGATAAGATGTGACTTTAATGTTGGCTTAAAACCAAATTTGATTGAATATTCGCTATTTCCTAACTTAACTTTCATGTTTTACCTTGCCTTTCTGCCCTATATTGGCAAGGGGCAGTGTTGCCACCGCCCCATTGTTGCTTATCTTATTGCTTCAAGTTCTGCTATCGACCGTTCATCCTCGCCTACCGGTGCGGTCGATTGCTCGTCCGATAGGCTTTTTACCCCACCACTGTTACAGTGAATGTTCCATTGTTGTTATCAACGACAGTCAGCTTATCTGTAACAAGCTCTGATGCTGTACTTGGAATAACTGTTACCGTCATTTCAAGGATTTCATCGTTTCCACCTACATCGTTAGGTGTGGCTGTTGCAGTTCCTACATATGCGTACTTCGCTACACCGCCAATACCGTCCGTTCCATACAGATGGATAATATCAAGTTTTTTATCTCCATATCCATCCACTTTTGAAAGATATTCTTTTTCAAGGTTTCCTGTGATTTCTCTTGAATCAGAAGTCTTAATTCCTTTTTCAAAAGTCTGCTGATCATCTTCCATTGTGGTTGACTCAACCGTGTTTGGTGGTGATGCAGGGCTTGGAACTGACTTAGCCGCAACCAAAAGATTATATGTTCCTGCAAAGTCAGCCTGTTTTTCCGTGTGCTCTTTTACAATGACACGTGTTCTATAGCTTGTTGATGCCATATTTTCTACTTCCTTTCTGCTTATAGCTGATCTAAATGCTCAACGTTTCCAATTACGCGAGTTGCGCGGAATGTAACCGTTCGCACTTGCTTGGAAATTGTTGAGATTACATTTGATACCTCAAACATTTGTTGTTTAAAAAAAGACACCGCATATGCTGCGATGTCCTTAGTTGCTTTTCTCGAACCTTTGTTTGTAATTGTAATCTGAAATGTTGGGCGAATTGCGTTGATTGTCTTTGCTTCATTCGTTCGTCCGGCTTCTGTACCACCGATTTGTCTGACTAAAAGTGTCGGGAATGTTGCGGTACCGCCCGATTCTTCATCTTGCGTCACCTTAATTCCTCTTACCTTGCTTTCCATGTATGATTTCAAAAGGGAACATAAGGTATCTTCAAAATCAAGTGCCCAACTGTTTAACTCATTTTCCACCGAATACCTCCCTTGCAATCTTTACATACTGTTGAATAATCTGTTGTTCCGCATTGTACATAGGCATTGTGGCTTTGATACCGTGGGTATAACGCCATGTTTCGGTCTTATCGTCCCAATAGTACCAACCATCTTCAAAAGCGTGTATTTGCCCCGGATATGTGCCGACACCGAATCCAAGTTCCGGTGCTTTTGGGTTCTCTTTGGAGTTATAAAAAATACCGGCTCCAAACTCTACTGCCAATAAAGTGTAGAACGGCTCTCTATCTTCTGACGTTACCGTTTTTCCGGTTGCAATCAGAATCGCATTCGAGGTCATTAACTGCGGTGCTTTATCAACCCTTACCGTTATCGTGTTCCCTATTGGAGATTTCGATATTTGTTTTATTGCCACCGTCTGGCCTTCCTGTGCAAGCCTAGAAACAAGTAAATCGCATTTAGCCTGTAAACTATCGCGGTACTGTTCTAATTTCTTTATAGCGTCTTGTATGGACTTAGTGGATAGTGTCATTGAAATAGGTTTCTTTTTCATACAATCACCTACTTAATATTCTTTCGAAGAAGAAATAAATCCGTGGTCAGTCCTTCATCAGCAACGCCTTTTACGATGTAATCTGCGGTTTCTGAATCCACAAGTCCATCATCAGTGCGTCCTACTTCCGAACGTTTCCACACAACGTCACCGGCTTTCAGTGGTAAATATCCTTTATCCGTGACAAGCTGACAGTATGATGTGCTATCATCAATTCCAAATTCTTTCACAAGGGCTTCTGACAACTTATTGCTGATATTTGCTTGGAATGTCTTAGGTTCTGAAAACCCTTCAACTTCCTCGCCTTTTGGAATCTTGTTGCCTTCGGAATCTAAATAAGGTACAAAGTTCCCATCGGAATCCTTGTACCCTTCATAGACAATATCTCCATTTTCGTCAGTTTGTGGGATGAATACCCTCTGACCGCCTTGCGAATACTTCATTTTCTGCTTGTTAATGTCAAGCATTGGTGTTTTCCTCCGGGATTCCGGCAACACTTGTCAGAAGTGATAACACTCCGGCAAGGACTGATGCAGAAAGAACATATTTCCAATCCACCGCACCCATAAATGCCGCCGTTCCAATTCCAGCAACTGCCGCCTGCGCAACAGTCTTGATTGCTCGGATTCCGGCTTTCTTAGTCCAATCTTTCCAATTTCTCATGGCTTTTATCTCCTTTCCCTATATGAATTTCTTCAATCTCATGTTTCATTTTCGTAACCATTCCATTTCCACCTAACGCATGGTACGCATCATACATCTCACAGAAGTTCTGATAGGCATATGACGGTATTTCTCCGATTCTGGTGTACTTTGCATGGTATTCAATAAGTTGGACGCGCAAAAGGAGCATTGTTCCTTTACTGTTTGCATCCCTACTTTTCTTTTGCTGTTTAAGAAGCCAAACTATATATCCAAGCACTATCGGAAGTGCCACAAGATAAGTTTGAATCAAAATACTTTTCATTTGAATCTCCTTTTGACGCACTGCCCACCACCGCTTAATGTGCGCCGCCTGCAACCATTTTACCGGCATCGGAAATATGGTCACGCACAATCTTCTTTAATTACATTGCTTTTACAAACGGAAACACTCCAACAAAAAGGCTTTCACGGTCTTTCCATGTCCGGCTCACACCGTTTTCTGAGAAACTTGCCATGTACGCTTCTCCTGCCTGCGACCGGTCGTACACTGCCAAATTGACCATAATGTTTTCATAGTTCTTAACATCACTGTCAATCTGGTCTTTCGTGTATGTGTCCGGGTAGTTCCGCCTGCTGATAATCTCTTTTTTTGCCTGCTCTAAAAGCTGTTCAATCAAAGGGTTACATTCTTTTTCATCAAACACAACTTTATCGGACTTCTCCCCGGTCGCTTCGTCCTCTACTTCTTCTATATGAAATTGTTTTAAACGAATCTTTACCTGTTCGACAAGCGTGTATGACATAAGCGATCTCCTACAGATTAAATTTTGCAATCAGAATTTCTTTCAGTTCCGCACCGCTTGTCGCTTGTGCATTTTCAATTCCCTGCTCCGCGGCAAGTTTTTGCAAGTCTGCGGTACTCATTCTGTTAATTTCGGTCTTTGTATACCCAACGGAAGATACCGGAGAATTACTCTCCGGCACTTCTTCTCCTGCGTTATACCATTTACCATTATGAATCACTATATATGGATATTTCATAGTTGCACCCCCTACTCTTCGCTATGAACCTCATATACAAATGTGCTATCCATATTTTCATACGATGGAAGTACAACCTCGGATGCAAATGTTGACATCTTCATAGGTGGTCCATACTCTGTCTTTGTAGCGACTGTAATACCTACACCATATGTTGTTACATCAACATCAGCTATCTGTCTTGCAGTTCTTTCTTCCGGTGTAGTGCCAAACCAAGTGCTACCAAGGCTGCCTTCCGGAAGAAGTGTAACCTTGTTATCTGGGTAGAAGTACTGCTCCTTGCCATCATCATCAATGTACATCTTATCGTAAAGTACGATAGTGAGCTTTGTTCTCTTCTGCGCTACTGAAACAACAGTATCATCATCAACCTCAATGGTTGCTGTAAGGTTCTGTGCAAGGATTGAGTTTCTTATCTGCTCATTATCAAGCAAATACTGGAATGTATTGCTGTTCATAAGTGCATATTTAGCAATCTTGCCCTTTTTCTTTAATTCCTTTCTTCCATTGTTAAGGTCTGTAAGTGGCTTTGAATTAGCTGTATCGCTCCACATGCTTGTGCCGGACAGCTTTACATAATGGTCTTTTGCGTATGAGCCGTCTTTGTCATAATCATAGGCATACTGAACGCCATCACTCACGATAGCAATTACGGGGTGTCCTGCATTTGTTGCAAGAAGTGACATTCTCATTCTTTCTGGTACAACTTCTGCACCGCTTACAAGGTTATTTGTATCGTCATACACACTTGATAAAGCACTTGCAAGGTATGGGTCGTCAGCAGACTGAATACGCTCAATTTCAAGCATTTCCTCTTCGCCTACTGTCATTCCCTCACGGAAAAATGCCATTTGCGTTTTTTCCTTGCTTAATCCGCCTCTAGCTCTAAGAGTTGGAATTGTGTCAAAGTTGGATGGTGCAAGTGATACTGGAAGTCCTTTATGTGTTTTAATCCAACTTAAATCAAGTCCCTGCTTCTTTCTTTCAGGAAACCACTGTAAACCAAGATAAGGTATCTGATTACTAGCGTTTTCTGTTGCCGATAATGCAATAGACTTACTGTCTAATACTTCATTAATTAACATCTGTTTACCTCCTGTTATTATTCAAATACAATCATTGGAAGAGCTGTCTTAACCGCTGCGTCATATGTAACGCCAGAATGTGCTTCTGCTACCTTTGTATTAAGATATGCTTTTTTAAGCAATACTCCCTGTGGTCTGTCCTCTGTTACATCGAACCTTAAAATGCCTACTACTGTGGCTGTATTGTCAGCCTTTCCGGTTGCTCCGATTGGTGTACCTGCCTTGACAATTCTCTTGCCCTGTGCGTTTTTAGTTGTCACGCCGTCAAAATCAAGTGTTAATGGGATTGCTTCGTTAGGCTCTCTCTTTAAAATTTGAACATCTCCTGCGTATGAAGTCTTTTCATACTGCATATTCATTTCCTTTGCCATTTCTTACCTCCTGTTATTACTGAATGTAATGTGATAAAACGTCATTGTTCTTAGGTGCGTTAGATATAAGGCTTTCTGCTATCTTTTCAGCGTTTGTCTTATTGTCTGCACCGCTTTTATTACTGCCGCCACCCGGAATATCCTGATGTTTTGCAATCTCCTGTTCCTTAGCCTGTGCCGCAGCTGTTTCTTTTTCGGACATAATCTTGCCAAGTTCGGTGTAATCAAGGCTTCCATCATCTTTAACAACCGTCTTTGCCTGTTCAGCAGTAATCTTAAAATTAGTCATAGCTGCTTCCCTCTGGTCTCTGATAGCGTTAGATTTCTGTAAATCTGCTATCTGCTGATTAGCTGTATCTAATGCCTTATTTGCCTTTTCAAGCTCCGACATATTACCAGCCTGTATTTCATCAAGCTGCTTCTGTAAGCCATCTGCTGTGTCAGCCTTAGCCTTGTACTGCTTTGCCTTGTTTTTCTCGGTAGCAACTTCTGAATTGTTCTGATTAAGAAGATTTGTAATCTGTTCATCTGTTGCTTCTGGAAAAAGTTTTAATACATCTTCTCTTGTCATAATTACCTCCGTTAAACACACGCTTTTGTTACCGCAGGTCGCTCCTGCTGTGTTCTTCTGCTATTTACCGCATAGCTGCAAAATGTATAAAATAAAAGCAGCTACCGATTATTCGATAACCGCCTTATTTTGCTGATTATTATTAAGTTGATTAACTATCTCTTGTGCTTTTTGTTCTTGTGCTTCCACATCATCAATAGTCTTGTATATATTATCAAGATATGGTTTTGATAAAAGGAATGTCTTTTCTGCATCTCCCCATAAACCAACTGTCTTAATTGCTATAAGTGGATGTATGCCACTTTGAAGCAACACTGTAAGTGTCTGTGCTTTAGTGTACATATTGTCCTGCGGACTGTGATTTATTTGTACATCAAAATCTCTAACCGATAGTTTTAAGTCTTCTCCTGCAAGTCTTAGAATATTAAGAATTACTACCGCTAACCGCTTTTCGCACGATTTAACAATAGGGTCTTTCAGTTTTGCTCTTGTCTTAGAGAAATCCCATCCGTTTCTTAACTCGACCGCTCCTTGCGTATCTCCGCCTGTGTTGCCCTGTTTGTTTGGTATAGCCAATATAGATAATGTGTTATCCCACAAATCTTCTTTAGCAACTTGACATTGTGTCTGATTAAGCTCTTGTGTCATAATTTCGACATCCGACTTATTGTCCTTATTGATGGACTTAACTGTAAGAGCGTGGTTCATTTTCATTTTTGCAAATGTTTCTTCATCAACTTCGCAATTTACAAACTTAACCCAGTATTCAACAAATTGCTGTATACTATCCATTCTGTTAGACTGCATATTGTTAATAGCATCAAGCATGCCTACAACAAGCTCAATATCGGATATTCTTTCGTGATTATTAGGAAACTCAACGATAGGGATTTCACCATATGTATGTAGTTTTGCTTCAACTACTTTGCTGTCAACAATTCTAAAAGACATAGTGTCGGAAAATGCCATCTTATACCAGTTTTCATCCTCATCTTTAAGTTCTTGCACAACAAGCATAGGTTCTTCTGTGCTTTCATTGTAAACAACGTAAGTATTCATTGGTGTAGGTGCTACAATTCTAAACGGCACATCACCATTTTTAGGTTGAACCGCCTTAAAGGATGTTCCTGTTGCCGATTGCCATTCTCCAGCCTTAATGTCTTTTTCTTGTTTATTGGCATCTGCCATAAAATCATTAAGCGCATCGACAGCTTTATTGATAGTTTCATCATCTTTGCGGCTTATAAACTGAATCGGTTCGCCATATGTCTGTCCTACTTTGAATTGAACAATTTCATATGCGTGGTTTTCTACAATCTTATTTGTAATATCCTCGTTAGTTAGCTTATGTCTATATAATATTGGTTGGTCGCCTTTGTAATAATCCCACAGATACTTAATAACGGGCTTATTCCAGTTGAATATTCCAATTGTACTTCCAATAACCTTAACAACATTGTTAGCAGTTATTGTATCTACATTCGTGTATGCAATTTTTCTACCATAACAGCCTCTGACAAGGTCATGAAAATACTGTGTATTCATATAAATAAAACTCCACTACTGCAAGCGCGTTTTGGTATCGGCTTTGTTTCAATTTTGCCTGTTGCCACGCGATAAATCACAATATGATTGCATTTTTTACATTTACACGGATGGTCTATCGTAGATCTCCCATCATAATGTCCGGCAATTCTTCCACAATCCGGGCAATATATAGTTACTTTTTTCATAGCAACCTCTTTCTTGTAAATAAAAAACACTGCCGTTTCTGACAGTGCTTTTTACGTGTTATATGCTTTTGGGGGTTGTAGGAATTTGTTTTTCTACTCTTTTAGTATATCATGCAAGTTTTAGGAAATGTTGTGAAAGAGTGTGAACTATTGTGTACTTTTATGCACTCTTTTCAGAGTAAAGTTGTCCATAACGTCTTTCAAACTCCTGCAATGCTCTTTTCCTAAGTTTCATAATGTTCCTGTAGGAATATTTCATCTCAACGGAAATCAAGTTCCAATCTTTTCCATTGACATAATGTGATGAAAGCACGATATATACATCTGTATTATCCATGCTGTCAATTTGCGATATGATAATCCGTCTTTTATCAACCAATTCATCTACAAGTTTCTGAACCTCATTCTGTAAATCAACAATCTTCGATACCGCGCTCCCCATTTTATCGGGATTGCCGGATGATTGCACATCCACTTCTTTCGGAGATATGGATATAGAAGTTGCCATATCGGATAGCCTCTTGATTTCTTCCAGCTTATTTGCAATCGCATGGTCAATTCTGCTTATCTGTGAAAGATATTTGTCTGTTGTCATATCCTAATACCTCCTAAATGGGTTTACTGCCGCTTCTACCTTTGCCTGTGTTCCGCTTCGCATCTCGTTCTCAAACAAAGCAACTGAATCCGGTGCATCATCATGCTTTACTTTTCCACTTCTTGTCATGGTTGTAAGTTCTTTCATAAACTTATAATATTGGCTTTGCCTGTCCATTTTCTTGAAATCGCGGAAATAATAATCACGAATGATATTATCTCTTGCGTTTTCCATTCGAGTTATTTTGTTTGAACAATTAAACTTGAACCGTGCGCTACATCTTCCGCCTTGATTTTTTACAATGTCCATTACATCTCGACCAAAATATTCTCCGGCACTGTTACTCTCGAATGTAACCGTCTTTACGTTGTGCTTAATAAGCATATTTGCACATTCTGGCTTGGTAAACTGTGTTCCGGCATTATCAAACACTACATCTACGATATAAACCTCGTTGCCGTACACATATCCAATCGGCATTGAGCAACTATCTTCTCCCTTATCCGCACTGTCACAAGCCGCCATAATTGCATCTGGTTCTCGGTCAACAGGAAGTTCCTCAAAATAATTAAGCTCATTCTCCGCAAACATTCGCCCTTTTGCTTCAAATGGTTCTTGTTGGAACTCTGCCGCCCACGTTTCTTCCGAAACAAGTTTTCTTTCCTTTTGGTAGTAACCGGTTGTGAATATCTTCCGCAATCCCTTTTTATCTTTTCGATAAATCTCCCAATTGCTTTCATCTGTGATCGGGTCAAGTGCCGGAATCGCAACTTCTTTCCATCGCCATTCCAATTCATCAGCTTTATTTTGTAAAGCCGTAATCGGGTCATACAGGCTGTATTTCGTTCCCTGTATGATAATAGGTGTTCCCTCTAATCGTCTACCAAGAACATCATCTGTTACTTTCTCGCAAAGGAACTCCAATCTATCTCTATTTCGTGCTTCCTCATGGTTTTTAACGCAGTCATCAATATAGACAAGCACATTTGCTTCGGTACATCCTACGATTGCACCATCAATAGGTCTACAGGTAAATGTTGGGAAAATATTTTTGCTCTTAAGGTCGATTGATAGATTTTCAGCACTTTTATAGTCCTTTTCGCCTATCTTTGTTGCTTCCGGGAAAACACTTAAGAATCTATTGTACGTGCTTTCGGTTTCAAAACCTTGCAATAAACCGCCATAAAATCGCTTAACAAGTCCTTCGCCTTTTCCGACACCAAATATACTTCCGTCCGGGTCGCGTCCACCCATCATCTGCGCCAATTTCAGACCGCCTGTTGTTTTTCCGGTTCTTTTCGGTTGAGATACAGACAAAAAATCCAATTTTCCATCGTAAATCTCCTGGTATGCTCCAACTACGGGTTGTAGCACTTTTCTTCTTGGGAAATAAAATCTTTTCCACGGATCCTTTTCGTCAATTTCAATGTAATAAAAAAAGCTGTCCACAAGATAGGCTGCTTCATACATCAAAACATCGTAGAATTGTTGAAGTACCTTGTATGTCGTATCATGTTCCCCGGCATACACTTCTAAGTCTGCAACTCTTCCACCTGTATATTGCTTGACATAGCTTGCTATAAGTTGTTTCGCCCTTGCGGATATTTTCAATCCATAATCAACGTCATGCTCTGTCCTTAAGGCAACCGCTACGGCTTGTATGTATGCGTCTATTACCTGTTCATCAACGCCTTTTCTCTGTATGTAGTTTTCATATCCATTTACTGCATTGATTAACTGCTTTGAAGCCAAATAAAAAGCACCTCCGCAAAAGCAGAAGTGCCTTGACCTCTGCCTATAACTGTTTTAGGGTAGCGACTAACTCCGTTTGTTAGCCGGTAATATCACTTAATCAATATCTGCAATGCTCTCTACAAAGCAGTTGTAGTAGATATATCTCTTGCCATTAAAGTCAAACTTGACATATCCACCATCGTTTGTACTAAGGTCAATTTTGCCTTTATATGTTGCAAGTTCTTTACCATCTGCCGTATATATAGTAATGGTTCTCTGCATACCGCCATTTGCATCGCTTTTCATGTCTACCACAAATCTGTCCCACGATGCACATCCGGTCATTCCTAAACACAATGTCAATCCTAATGCAATTGCTATAATTTTCTTCTTCATAATCTTGCCTCCCTAAATTCTTGCAACTACGTGTTCTTTTGCAAATTCTTCTTTTTCCGGGTCGTAAATAACCGAACCGTTTTTGTCAGTCTTATTCTTATCAAATTTGCAAGAAATTTTTATGCATGGGTATCTCAATGGCGTGCATTCAGCATGGAAATCAATATTATACACTCCCTTTTGCCATTTCCCATTGGCATAAATCTTTGTGTAACCGCCTTTTCTAGTTTTGATTATGATTTTTGAACGCGTTTTCTTCATTTCCAATGCACCTTGAACCCTTTCTTCTTATACTCCCCTAAGGCTTTTTTAAGGCTCATATCGTCCTCATACTTTTCATTCAGCATAATCACCACATTTCCTTTTTCAATGCCGTATATGTTGCAATTTGCAAGTTTCTTAGCCGTTCCAAGGATAGCTTTTGCCTGCTTGCGGCTCATTTCATAGGTTTTGGTTCCCATATTAACAGTCATTTCTCATAAACCTCTCAAAATCCTTTCTGCATTTAGGGCATAATTCATAAGTTTTCTTAAGTTTTCCGCAAAATCTTGTTTTGTAAAGCTCGCACGAAATTTCATCTTCTGTAAATCTAGCTACCGGTTCTGAATATGTACCACACGGCACATATTGTAGCTGTTGTCTTGGCTTGAATTTTATTTCAGCACCGCACCTGTCGCAAGTGTGCCATTCTTTTTGATGTTTCATTCTTTCACCAACTTTCTACCGCAGATAGGGCAAAAATTAATTTTTACGGCTCCTGCAACCTCTTTTCCATCGCTATTGTCGAAAATCATGTTATTTTCAGCTCCAAAAAGAACTAAATTTCCTTTACCATCAATGATTTTCTTTTTATTACGACAAAAATCACACATTCTTACGCCCCCAATCATAGCAAAAATCGGAATCCTCGTGAGATCCCGCGTCTTTTATGTGTAACAAATGTAATTGAATTGATGTGGCGAGGATTTGAACCTCGCAGAAAAGATTTACTTTCTCATAATGTCCCTGAGAAATACCTTCTCTGTATTGCATTTTGCAATAGACATTTCATAGCGTTTACCCATTCCGCCACACATCAACGCCCGACTTTTTCGAGCAAACGCAGTGTGTAGGATTCGAACCTACAAGGCGAATAAACGCCCGACCGGATAGCAACCGGCTCCAATTCCATTATGGGAACACTGCAAATGGCAATATCCAATCACTCAAAGGTTAACCAAACGCATTAGGAAATTTTGATTGTATCGCCTAACTGCTTTTGTTGTACTTCCTACTCACAGTCTTTTTGTTGTGCGTTATCTTTTTTGATTTCCACTCTCACATTCCGAAGAACCGAAAGGCCTCCCGAAGTTGGGATTGCAGGAATCGAACCAGCGACAACCCGGATATAAGCCGTGTCTTCTACCACTGAATTAAATCCCAATATAGTGATCGGTACGAGATTCGAACTCGTGTTACCACCATGAAAGGTGGTGTCTTACCGCTCGACTAACCGATCATAACCGCCACAAGACGGTTAGCAATATGTTTTACGTGCTATGCGTTACACGATCATGTGACGTGGGATAGATGCATGATAGAATACCACCGGACGGTCTCGCACCGTCCTTAACAGAATCGTCCTAGTGGCGAAAGGAGGAACCCAAATGCTTGAATCACTCAACCAAGGGTTCAAGTACATATGAAAAACATACGTGGTTACATGAAACGTCAGCATGCAACCAGTTAGGCTACCGGGATTCGAACCCGGGAATACAGGAATCAAAATCCTGTGCCTTACCACTTGGCGATAGCCCATCATTTCCAAATGACCATAATATTCATTGCAAAGATCGCGTATGAAAGCAAATACCCCATTGCGTTTGAATTGTCTTTTTGTTTTACCTGTTCTCTCATAAGTCCCAGTATTACGAGGGCATCTGCCGCTGTTGCAATAACTTTCAAAGCCATATCAATATCTCCCATCCTCAAAGCTGTGTTCCTGTTTGAATCGTTCCATTTCATTTACGCTCATACCGAAGATCCCGGCAGATGAATCAGAGTCCGTATGTTCGAAATACTCGCCCTGCTGCGGAAACATAAACCGGAACATGGCATAATTCGCAACATCACACAGATATTCAAGGTTCCCGGTCTCTTCAAACTTGGCAAGATTCATTTTCAAACTTTCGATTGCATCCACATTCCCGTTTGCAAAATTCATTCTTGCCGGTCCGTATTTGTAATACGACTGTTCAATCAGACCTTTGCGCTTTTCATCAAAAGCTGTGGAATACTCGGTTTTCATCAATGTTTCATTCATTTCAGTTTTCCCTGTTTCTGTTTCCAAAAATCGCATGAATGGATGTATTCTACTAAATCAGCGGCATAATCGCTTTCGCCGTTTGAACAAACATAACCGTTTGTCTTGACACATAAGCCATATTTGTAGGTGCCGCAACAACTATTGGTATCTAACATATTCGTTCTCCTATCTAGCCTTGTATCGCTTTTCTAACCCGCATTTCCTGCAGCGACACACTTTTATGCTATTAAATAACTTATTGCCATCCATGATGTCTGTATTGAACAAAAGCTCCCAATCATGCTTACAGAGGTATGAACGAATATACTCAATCAATGTCCTCATAGTGCTTGACCTCTTTTTGTTTTTAAAAAATTTTTTGGAAATGTAGTTGCGATTCGCAACGTGAAAGTGAATTGTTATAAATTTATTATAGCCTATTTACGGTGAAAGTCAATGGGTGCTGTAAGCGACTTTTTATTTTTTGAGGTATTTAAGGGACTTAGTAGCCGCCCGGTGGTCTTTCTGCCAGACCCCCTCCCCATCCTTTTTCTGCAAACATGGAAATCTAAAATATTTTCCGTTTCGTTTTGTTGTCATTGTGTGAAAATCAAATTGTTTTAATACAATTCATGTCATACCCTTGCAACTATTCGCAAAACCTAACTTTTCCGAATAGTTGACGAATAGTTGAAACGCTACAACCCTTGGTATTACTGCATTTGTGAATTGTAGAATAACCACGCACAATTTAAACCGTATTATTTGCCACTGCATCCGTGAATTGTGTGTCGATTACGTGCAATTCTTGGCTCTTTTTCTCGTCCAATCTTGGCAGCTCCTGCGCTGTGATTGCCTTGCGTTGCGTGGCATTATCTCCAATTCCCGGCTGATTCATGCCGAATTCGTTATTTCCTACGAACATAGTGCCTACGGGACTATTGGAGTCATATGCACGATCTAGTATACAATCCTTACGAGATCGCTGTAATTTTTGCCACATCTTGAAAGTCAGCGAACTTGGTTCATCACTAGCCCATATATCCATTGTGTTCGTTGGTATATTACAAAAATAACTAAATGCCACTGTACTTACCAACTTGCTATACACATTGGAGATATATATATAATAATCACAAAGTTTATATAATACCTCTCTATCATACCTGTTACAATTAGTTGGTATAGTTGCATTACCAAGAGGTTTCAAACTCTTGTCTTTAAGTACCGATGTATCCGGGAATAAATGCATACCAACATACTGCATTACGGCTTTCCATTGTCTCTGTCCAGCCTTTAACAAATCTTCGATGTGAAATTCTATACAAGCGTTGTCTATTAAATCTTGTACAGTTGATGTGTATATCTGTACTGTACCTAGATCCACTATAAGCCTTGTAATATCTACATTCTCTACATCCTGCATATATTCACACCTCCAATCCGTTTTATTTCTCTGCTTTTGGTATACACTATTTCCGTGTTTAAAGTCAACCCCCAATTTTTTAAGGTGGTATTATATACTTACGCCGCGCGCGTGCGCGGATATACACTTACTATAAACCTATAGGCTTTATATACAGTGTATTATTATTAATTTAAAAGATTAAGAAAAAGAGAGAGAAAGAGAAACATAGTTCTGAAAAAGCGACGTCAGACGATTGTGTCGCCTTATGTCAGACGATTGTCAGACGATTTTTTGTAAAAACTGATACTATTCTATCATTTTTGGACTTGTCAAAGACCTAATGAACCTAGCCTTGTTTATAAAAATTTAATAAAATCATTATAGATAATTTATGAATTATTTTTGAACTTTTGGAAAATCGAAAGACGCGCCCGGAAACGTTGTTAGAAATACACTCTTGACATTTGATCTCGCCAGGCGTACTATATAGGCAAGTCACACGGCATGGATGCTTGCCGATGTGGTGCCGCCAGCGATCCCGGCGACCACGGATTGAAACAATAGTCTTTTTAGTAAAAGCAAAACATTTAATTTATGTTTTTGTGTCGCGTGCAGTGGATGCTCTGCGCGTGGTATCTGGAGCAATTCCCCAAGATACAAGGATTGAAATAATTATATTCTCAGTGATGAAAATGAGTGGGTCAGATTCTTAATCTTTCCCACTCGATTTCTTTTCTCTGTTTTTGATATTTTTCTTTGCATTCGGATATGTTTCCGCATACCATTCCAGAAAGTTGCCAAACATTTTTTCTTCTGCTTCCTCTCTTACTTTTATCGCTTCTTCTTTTTCCCGGAAACTCCCTAAATTATAATGTTTTCCCATAAACTCGATCTGCGCTATCCATCTGCTCTTGTTTGCATCCCAATGCACACCCTTATGCCCGGACTTATTGTTTTTTGGAATTTTTGCGGTTAAATTATTTACATTTGTTCCGGCAATGCAATAATTATCTACTATTTTTTTGCCGTAAATCTTCCCATTTTTTGAACTATTTTCCCTGCCAAGGCACCCACAGCTTGCCACGCCTCCGTTTTTTAAAGAGCCGGCAGATACTTTTTTAAACTTTCCGCAGTCGCACCGACATAGCCATATAACAGAGCCGTTGTGCGGATCGCGTTCGCTAGTTGCCTTTATTACTTCCAACCGCCCAAATCTTTCTTTCGCTAAATCCTTTTGTTTAAATTGTGTCTTTGCCATTAAACATCCGCATCCCTTGCGGTGCGGATCGTCAAGTTGATCTTTGCGAATCCATTTAATTTTTTTGCAATAAGGGCATTCTACTTGTAAAAAAGATCGTCTGTTTTCCCTTTTGCAATCCAAAACTTTAAAGCCTTTGTAAGTTGTCCCGACAAGATCTTCCGCTTTTGTATATTTTCGTTTTTCTCCCATGGTTTCTCCGAATATAAAAAGATGTGCAAAACCGCTATTATACGATTTTACACATCCTATGTTACTGTTTATCATATTTAATTTTAGTACAGTTCTACAACTTTTACAACCGTATTTATTAAGTTTTCCTCGTCTTTGTCTACAATTTCAAACCCAGCTATAACAGGTGCGCCATATTCGTTGTTCCCTACGCACACGCAGCCGGAATCGAGAAGTTCTTCTTCGTCTCCGTCATCAACCTGCCACAAGTCAGCGAATCTGATTTCTTCTCCAACCTCTAAAGTTTTTCCGTTAAACATTTTGCATTCTTTCATTTTTCTTTCCTCTCTTTCTATGTATACTACATTCTTCCTTTCTGATAGTAATTTATCCCATTTATTTCAACTTCCTCAAATCCGGAAAAATCGCATAGTTGATAACTTGTATATGTGTCACATTCTTTCACCTTATAACCTTTACTTTCTGCGTATTCATCCGCCATGCTCTTAACTTCAAAAACTGCTACAACGTTGCCGATTCCATTTAATACTTCGTATGTCATTATATAATCCCTCCTATGTGCTTTGCTTATGCGTTCTTTCCTGCTCTGTAGCACTCATGGAATGCATCTGTGAGCCTTCCAAGCTGTTCCGGTGTAAGTTCTTCTTTCAGATCGTCCGGAACCCATTTGTAAGACTGCCGGAAAGTTTCGCCATACTTTCCGACCTTTGATGCTTTTTCGACCTGATCCAGCTTGTACATCTGACCAAGTTCTTCAGTTGTAATCAATCCGGTTTTTACGGCTTTTCTTCCCTCTCTTGTTAAGATGCTCATTGCATCCTGTTTCTTTACTACCCCTATTCCGTTAATTTTCATATCTCGTTTCTCCTTTCTTGTATGGTTAATATAAATGTTGTCAAAATATTTTCTTGACTTTTGATCTATTATATGTTATTCTTAGCCACGTAAGTTATGGAAGATTAGGTTTAGTACCTATTCAAATTTACGTGACTGTTGCCGGTGGATTATCCACCGGCATTTTTAATATTTGTATTTGCCGGTTTTATCAAAATCTGATTCCCCGATTTCAACGATGCCGTTTTCGGTTTCTCTCATAAATTTTTGATAATATGCTTCCCCATTCCGGGAGCATATTAATTCGTATAACTCCTTATCGGATAACTCTTTTCCATCCAGAAAATCATCCACTTTCCCATAATCAAGATCGCCGCTCTCGTCTTGGAAATCAGCATCATCAAATGATTTCCCACACTTTTCTAAAAGTGCCGTGTCATAAAGTGGAAAATCTGGATCGCTAATTATTCCCCTTTCGTCCAGTTCATCAAAAAGCTCCTTGAAGCTTTCCGCTTCCTGCTCATATTCCACAAGTCCGTTCACGCTTGTTGCTTTCCATTTAATCATGTTCTCTTCTCCTTTCGGTGCTCTATTTCTTTGATCTGATTACATTATATATAGTTAGTGCTTAATTGTCAATACTTAATTAGTGCTTAATTTATTATTTTTTCATTCTATCCATTTTATCGAGTTCCGCGAGAATCAATTCTCTAGCAAATGCGCTTGTCTTTAGTCCGTATGAGTTGATTCTTTCAATCGTTCCAAGCGGTAATATAATGTTTATTCTGTCTTTGTTGATCATACATTTCTTTACCGCTTGTCTGTTCTTTTCTGCTTTTGTGTTTTCGTCCATCTTTCTGCACCTCCGTATTTTTTCTTACATTATATATAGTTAGTGCTTAATTGTCAATACTTAATTAGTGCTTAATAATAATGCACAATTTCTAATATAATATTAGTGCTTAATTTTGTATGTTTTGCCTATATACATTAGTGCTTAATTTCTGTATAATACAAGTATCAAATGAAGCACAGAAAGAGAGGAAAACAACATGAGAAAATTTAAAATTGAAAACAACAAAATCTATAGCACTTCTACACTTTGTGAAAAAACTGATATTTTTGAAATCGTGGAAAAAATCCCGGTTGGCTTTTTCGTCTGGAATATCGGCGAAAACATGGGAACACATGAGTATATTCCGGTTTGCGAAGATTTACACCCAGAAGACAAAGACAATTACGAGATTAACACGGCAACACTTAAAGCCGTAAAAGTTACACCGGACGAATGGGAAAAACTTGATAAAGCGGCATCTTGGGGAGTTGGAAACCTTAAGCAAGCAGAAAAAGCATTAAAAAGCAAGCGTAAAGGCTATACAGCAGACAGAAAAAGAGCCGCCGCAAAACTCACAATTGAAATTTTCCGCAGAATTTGCGAATAGTCGAAACCGCCATACGGCGGTCTGTAGGAACTGCCCCACCTACACCGATGAGACAGGGCGCACAATGAAAGGATGGTTGATTATATGACAAAAGCAGAATTGTTGAAAGAGTTTGACAAGCTGGAAAAAGAAAAAGGGGTACGCATTGAGGGAATTTATTGCAATAGCAAGAAAAGCACCATAGAAAACGCTATAGAATGCCTAAAATGCCCGGATGAACTTTTAAACAAGTATTTAACCGTTGTAAGCCTCAAATACCCAAATAGCGGGCGCGTGATTACTGAAAACGGAGATTTTAAGCGGCACAGCCACAACAGATTGTATGTATTTAATACGGCGCGCATGATTTTAGCAAATTAAGCAAGGCTGGCTTTTCCGGGGTTCGATTCCCCGGCCTGCTTTTACCGGAATGACCGGAAAAATTCAAAAACGGAGGAAAACAACCATGAAGAACAAAATTTTAGCTATTGTATTAACAGCCGTAACACTTGCAAACCTTGCACCGGCAACAGCCAACGCGAAAACTGCACATACCTACAAAGTGCGCGGAACCGTCCGCAATTTTAGTTATACCTATACCTACGAGGACGGCGAAAGACTGACTGGGAAAGGATTTGACATTTATACCGCAGATGGGAACATCTGGGAAATGTCCGACACGGACACAGACTTGCGCTTTAAGAATCGGCAGAAGGTTGTTGTTAAAATTAACGACAACGGCACACCAAAAGACAAAACCGATGATTTTATTGTGGCAGTCAAAAAAGTAAAATAGATTTTAGGGCGGTACTCTCCCGCCCCTTTCCGCGTGCCTGGTGGCGTTGTGAGCCGATTCGATTCCGGCGGCGTGGATTCCGTGAGAACTGGTTCTCACGCGCACATTGACAAATAAGCACAATCTAAGGAGATGTAAAAGCCTATGATCTATGATATTAAAGCGAGCCTTAACGGGCAGACTGTGCGCCGGGTAGCGTATGGAGATTTGCAAGTGTGGCTGATCGTAAATCAATTATCGCGCGACGGATGCGAAAATATATGCATGAGTGAGCGCGGAATGTCTGGAGGTGGGAAAGATGGGAAAATATGAATATATCGGAAAAAAGGAAATCATGCGCCGGGTGGCCGACCTTGGTTATCTGGAAATATCCGGCAAAATGTGCGGCTATTCCAAGTTTGAGGGCGTGGAATGGGTGGAATCTGCAAAAATCAAAATAACCGTCCAGCGCGGCGGTGATTGGTTACAGATCGCGCAAAAGCTAAAAAGCATAACACACACTTACAGCCGGTACGATGGGAAATGCTATCTTGACAAGTGGTAAAAAGCGGTCTATGCTAGACTATAACTATAGCCGGGCAAGCGTCTTTTGGCGTTTGCCTGTGACCGGCAATATTATCAAATATCATCAGTGCATTATCTATATATAACATAATATATGGTGTATTTGTGTTATTTACGGAATATCGCAGATAATTGCACGTTTGTTACACGTTTTTGAGAATACGTGAAAATGGAATCTTGACCCCCAAAACGCTACCCCAGGGGGGTACAAAAAAATTACGAAATATTTTTTTGGGGGCGCGGAAAAAATATTCTTTCATCAAAAACCCGCCAGTTAGGCGGGTTTTCTTATTTCTTCTCTTTCATTACAATTTCTAAATCAAGCCCCAATGCATCCGCAATCTGCCGCATTTCCTTTTCTGAAAAGTTGTCACGCTTCATTTTTGCTGATAGGTTCTGTTGAGTTGTTCCTATCTTTGTGGCTAACTCTTTAGCTGTCATTTCTTTTTCAACCAATGTTAATCTTAATAATTTGGTAAACATCATACGCCTCCTTTCTTATACAAGAAACAGAATACAACAAATAAAACAATAAATCAACTAAAATATTGTTGACAACAAATAAACGGTTGTTTATAATACAACTATGAGGTTGTTCAAAACAAACATAATGTTGTTTTTCAGAAAGGAGAATAAGCATGAACCAAATAGAACAAACCATCACTACTTTAGAGATTGCAGAAATGATGGGAATGCGTCACGACAGAGTTTTAAGAAAATTGGAAGGACAGGATGTAAGGGGCAAACATACCGAAGGAATCATTGAAATTTTGACTCACCACAATTTAGGTGCGAGTGATTATTTCATTCCATCTACCTACAAAGATGAATCCGGAAAAGAAAACAAGTGCTACAAAGTAACCAAGTTAGGATGTGATTTTCTTGCGAACAAATTCAACGGAGAAAAAGGCATCGTATTTACTGCCCGATACGTGAAACGTTTTACCGACATGGAGAAAGCCATAAAGAAACCACAGGCGGCATTGCCGAAAAATGATGACCTATTTGCAGATTGTTACATTTCAAAACAGCAATTGGACGCATCACGCGGAGCGTGGTTCAGAAAAAATAATTGGAAATTAAAAATTATCATGGAACAGTTTGGGTGGACGAGAAAATTTTTATATCACAAGATTCTCGTGGAGCTATCTGACATTTACGACTTAGAACTTGAAGAAAAGTTCTATGTGCAGAGGTTTGGCTATAGACCAGAGTACAAATTGGATTTGTTGGATGGCAGTAAAAGCCTTGCCAGACTTGCGACAGGATATATCAACTATTTATTAACAGAAGAAGGAGACTACTAAAATGGATGAATTTATTAAAATTGTATGTTCAAGTCAGCTTGACAATGAAACCGGAAATGCTTTTGTTGAATACTTTTCTCCCTTAACAGAGAAACTAAAAGGGGTATTAAGTGAAAATTTATATTCAGAGTTCGAGGAACTGCTTTTTAGTTGCTGTGCAAAGAATAATGATTTTTACATGACGGAAGGTGCGAAGCTCGCTATAGAAATAATGAAAGGTTCTTACATTCCGAAAGTCTGACACAAATCCGGCGGCGATTCAAACCGCCGGATTTATTTTTGCCCTAGCGCAACGATGTTTTCTTTCGTAAAAATCAAAGACCGCGCCGCATAGTCACTTTTGCTCAACTCTTCTATCAGCCTTTCCCTAGTCATTTCCGGATTTGTCCGGCGCACATACTGTAAGAGTTCTGAAATTTTATCCATTATGCAACCTCCATAAGTTCAATCAATAGTCTGTCTGCAATTTCAAATACTTCTCTTCCGTATGTAGCCAAGAAGTCTGCTACAATTTCCTCTGTATCAATATCCATGTATACATTATACGAAAGACAGAACGCATGACATAATTCGTGACATAACACGCGATCAAGGAATTTTCCGCGTAGATCATCCGCAAGATATATCGTTTGCGTATCCCTGTCGGTCATGCCTACTGTCCTACTACCATCACTTCTCTGTAGCATATCGCTGCAACGCGATACTTTGACCAAATTCCACATTTCATTGTTTATCGTGAACAAATTTACCACCTCGCAAACAAAGAGGGCAAAATGCCCTCTCTATTACATTTTAGTGACAAGAGTAGTCAGCTTTGTCTTGGTCAACTGTTTCTCTTCCGGGGACATACCGGAAAACAGCTCTGTCACATCTTCTGAAAGAGATTTCATGTACTTTTCAAGCTCTTTCATCTTTGCGTCCTTATCTTCCGGCGAATTTCCGTTATGCATTTCCTTTGTCTCCATGTAACTTCTCCGACTCATACCGGCTCTGCCCTCTCTTGCATCGTGAGTACCGGTACTCATGCCGTTATTTCCGCTCATAGGCTCTGAATAATACATCTTTCCCATACTCATTCGGTCAAGGTCTCTCATTCGGTCGTATTCCGGCATTCTCTCCCATTCGTGGTAATCTTCCGGCATCTGGTGATAATATGGTGGTTCTACATATCCTCTGCGTGTTCCACGCCCTTTCGGCGCGAATCTTCCGTTTGAGTACCGGTACTCATTGTAGTATCTTCTTTCCGGATAGTCCCCAAATTCTTCCACCATGCGCATAATTTCTTCATCTTCAGACTTTTTCATGGCTTCAACAATGTTGTAGTCTTTGTCAAAGCATACGATATTCTTTGCAATCTCCGTCCAATCCTTGAGATCATCAAGGTTTTGACCTTCAAAATTCTCGATTCCAATGCCGTCAACGTGGGCTTTCACGCAATCCATAATCTGTTTCGCAAATTTATGCATAATATCAAGCCTCCCTTACTGCAATCAAGTTACTATTCTGTACCTCTATAGCCTGTGTAGATGTATTCTGCACGGCTACGGTACTGCAACAACCGCAAGGCACATCAACGTATGCCTGCGCTGATACATTAAATAAATTCTCAACTGCGGCTGGCGTTACAATCATCTTTGTTGACTGCAAAGGCTCTCCGTCAACAGCGATTGCAAGCGAAATCTCTCCAACTGTGCCGCCTGTCGGGATCTGAATGTTTCCGGAATACGATACCAAAAATCTTGCTTTGCACTGATTTGTGATACCTCTTAACTTGATAATTCCACTTCCCTGTCTGTGTACGATACATTTTGTTCCGTTTACTGCTGTTTCTGTGAATGCAACATCTTCTCCAGCGGCAACGGTTTGTAATGCAATTCCTGTTACTTCCATTATTTTTACCTCTCTTCCATAAAATAAGGGCAAACATTACAGTCTGCCCTTTGATTGTAAGTAATACTGCATAGCAGACATGATCGAGTTAAACTCAATTAAGATACTCAATTATTCAGTTTTAGCATCCGCAACCGGTGTTGCATCCGCATCCATATGCATAAGCATTTGGGTTAGGTACGACATATGCCGGGATAGCAGACGGATTTACTGCATTGATAATCTGCTGTGTCTGAGCTGCCATCTGAGTTGTAAGTAATGCACTCTGACGATCCTGTGAAGCTGCTCTGCGAAGGTCGCTATTTTCTGCCTGTAAGGAAGAAATTTTCTCATTGCAGAGATAATCAAGAATAGCGCGCGTTCCTGCGTTCTGACTGTCGATAATGTCTCTCGTGTTGCTGTTCATGGTATTCTGCAACGCGCAAGTGTTAGTTGCCATGTTGTAGTTTACGCCTTGGATAGCTTCTCTTGTTTCGCAGCAACAGTTAGCAAGCTGTGACTGTAATGCGTTTGTATTCTGCATATTAGCGACTGTATCAGCATTGATAGCCTGCTGAATGCCAAATCCGGTCTGCAAAATGTTTGTGTTGATGCCATTCATGCCGTTTTGAACTGCATAGAATCCGTCGCAAATTCCGTTTGTAATGCCGTCAAGTTTTGACACAACTGCTTGGTTGTCGAATCCGCGCTGAATTTCGCTTCCGACACCACCATTCATTCCGTTTCCTCCGAATCCGTTACCGAATCCGCCCCATCCAAAGATGGCAAAGATAACGATGATGAACCATAACCATGATCCTTCTGCGCCCCATCCGTTGTTATTTCCGTTTCCGTCAATGTTCGCAACAAGCGGAACAGATGCACAATTACCTGTGTTAAACATAGAATTTACCTCCATAATTCATTTTTTATATACATAATCTTGCAAGAATTAGTATCACATTCCTAATTGGCTTTTAAACGACTCAAAAGCCTTATCTGCGTCAATCCCCTTTTCTTTGCACAAATTCCTAGCCATCTGCTCGATGCCCTTGGAATCTCCCTTTTGTGCCATCTGCATAGCGTTTCTAGCCATAGGGTTGCTCATTACGCTGTTATTCCCCATCATTTGTTGTAAAAACTGCTGTGGGTTTCTCATACCCTGTAACATCTGCATAGGATTCATTAAGACTCACTCTCCTTTTGTGTTCGTGAAGATTTTCTTTGCGTTTGCGAAGATAACTTATCTTCCAACTCTTCCATCTTTCCAAACAAACAATCTAATTTGTCAGTAATAGCCTTTGTCGCATCGTCAGACAGCCCTATTTCAATTCTTTTATCATCGCTTGAAGAATCTGCCATCTGCTCATTAAAAGGCTTGTAAACGGTCTTTCTGATTGTTCCGTTGGCATCCCATTGTTTTGCTACGATTGCGCTCATGTCTTGCATCGGGAAAAACGCAACGCTTCCATCCATAGGTACATCATTCGCCATGATTGCTGATTCCGACTGCACTACCTTTCCTTGGATACCAAGAAACTGCGGTTGCATCTGCGGAATCTGTGGCTCTGGCTGTTGAAATCTCTGCATTGGGTTGTACTGATATGCGGCATAGCTTGGGTTTGGGTTAAATGTCATATTCTGATTTTGCATCTGATACATTCTCTTCCTCCAATACTTCCTTGATTGCGTGAATCATAGCTGACTGATACACGAGCGGAACCTTTGACACATCTTCTCTCGTTAAGATTTTTTCAAGAATTTCATCTGTAAATAACATTCCGCATCCCTCCTATGCTTATATTTTTGCATAAAAAAATACGGTTCTTCCGCAAAAAATAAGCAGAAAAACCGCATAAAAAAGAACGCCCAAAGCGTTCCAAGTCTACCATTTTCAGAAAGAATCTAAAGCACTTGTGCAGACTCCTTTCTTTTGTGTTCAGTTTTTGAGTACCATTTTGAGTACCAAAGTTTTTTAAGACGCCGCAAACACAGTGTTTATGCGACTTTTAAAACAGTCCGTACGGGAATCGAACCCTAAAGTAATTGCCTTGAAATGGCTTAAAATAGCAATTCTTTCAATTTTTCTTTGAGTACCTTTGAGTACCAGAGACTCATAATGCTTCGATTAAGTCAAGTTCCTGTCTCTTTTCCTCAATTCCGGTACGGTCAAAATAATAATGATCTTTTGTGCAACTAATGTCTGTATGCCCCATAGTATCAAGAATTGTGGACTCTTTCACTTTTCCGTCAAGAAGAATGCTTCCGTATGTCTTTCGTATTTTGTGCGGAGATTTCACTTTCATTCGCAGTTCATGTTCGCAGATATACCGCAAACGTTCACGAAAGTTGTAGGATTTCAACCGTTCTCCATCTCTCTCGAATAGATATTCCCCAAAGGGATTTCTCTTTCGTACTTCATCAAGAATCCATTTGTACTTATCCGGCAATATAGCAAATCGCAATCCGGCTTCTGATTTTGGAAAATCTTTAACATCATAGCGAAAACCATCATCATCCCGGTAACGTGTCTCTGTAGAATTGATTGCAACCGTGTAGTTTTCAACGTCTTTCCGCTTCAATGCCGACAATTCCCCGACACGTACCCCTGTCTTAAACATGAATAGCAATCCAAGGTTTACTATATCCAAGTGATTCCTTAAGTACATCTCCATGCGTTCCTTTTCATCCGGCATATATACTTGGTCTTTTGCCTGCCGAACTACGTGCTTAAATGCTTTTGGCGATATATCCATATCTTTCAGCGTGTATGTAATTGAAAACTTAACATACTTCTTCCGCTTGGCATACTTAAAGATTCCATAAATCAGCGTCCGAAAGTTCGAGAATGCCTTGGAAGTCATGTCGAAATCATGGATGCTGTTTCGTATGAACGTTTCAAGGTCGCATTCGTCTATCCTTTTGATTCTCTTATCCTTAATTCCATCAAAGTATCTCTGAAAGTCCATTAAGTATCTGTCATAGGTTGCCCTGCTTATCTCTTCAAGTTCTAGCTTTTGTGAAATCCAACGGTTGAAGATTTCCGCTACTGTAGGGTCGTCTTCCCTTTCTTTCCAATAATCAATAATCTTCTGCTCGACCGCTTCTCTGCGCTTTGCCTTGATTTTACGTCTGCCCTTTACTTCATCCGGCAGATATGAGTACCAGTTCTCATCCTTTCCTTGATAGATTTTATAAGGGTTTTTGTTGAGTAATTTTTCTCTCTTTTGCATAGTGACTTGTTTCTGCACAAGTGCTATGTCGAGAATACCACTATCAACGGCATATTTCAACAGTTCTTTTTCATCCAATCAAATACCCCCGTTCTTTCTATTTTATCTTTTATATCTCTCACTCTGTACTCGATCGTTCTTAGTGATAGATTTTCTTTTGTGGATATTTGCTTTTGTGAAAAACCACGGCAAAGAAGAGAGAAAATCCTCTCCTCTTCTTCCGTGAAATTGGCATTTTCTTTGATTTGTTCAAGTTCTGGCTTAATGAATTTTGTAAACTTCATAAGCCTGCTCCTTATTTTATTGGTTGATATTTAAGTTTTTAAACATAGCACACATAACATCTACGACAATACTGTTTCCAAATTGCTTATACAACTGCGTATTACTGTTTACTGATGCCATTTTGTCAATATCTTCATCAGATACACCCATCAGCCGTCCGTCCTCTCTCGGTGTCAGTTTTCGGATGCTATGTTGTAATTTCACACTTTCATACGATTTTCGTATTGTTGGTTCTGCTATTTTGGGTACATTGTAATGACCAGATGTAAGTGTAAGTGCAATTCCGTCTGTGTAAACAACTTTTCCGTCCTGTGATGAATTTATTCTTCCAGCAACTTTTATAAGACAATCAGAACCATCTTTGTAATATCTGGCTTTTATTGTAGGCGATATGTCATCAACATCTTTAACCACTGCATGAAAATTATTTCCTTTCTCTTTCTGCTTTTTTGCATGTTTCGCAAATCCTTTCAATGCCTTATCACTTACATAGAATTTGTCATCAACTACCCCTTCTAGATAATCGCGTATTCTTTTTGTAAGTGGTATAGGCTGTGGAAAATCATATGAGTAATTGCCAAGGAACGAAAACATAAAGCACCTGTTTCTGTTTTGTGCCACTCCATAATTTTTAGCATTCAAATCTTGCCAGTAATTCACATATCCCAAACTTTCAAGGAAATCTAGCCATTTCCTAAAGTCAGGCATATTGTTTTGGCTATGTACTTGTGGCACGTTCTCCATGAACAAAATCTGTGGTAATTCTCCGTTACTATCTCTAATTTCTGTTAGTATTCTCTCAACTTCCCACAACAGACCGCTTCTTGTACCACTTCCCTTAGACATTCCAGCTTGTTTCCCGGCAACTGATAAATCCGTGCAAGGAAACGAGTAAGTAAGTAGGTAAGTAAAGGTTTCTGTGCTGCAAATATTCAAATCTTCTGCATGAACCTTTGTTATGTCCATTGTGGGGAAATCCGTACCATGTACTGCGTTATAGCTTGCAATAGCGTACTTATCAAACTCAACAACTCTGTAATGTTCAAACTTAGCACCTATTCTCTTTAATGCCATTGCCTGACTGCCGTAGCCGGCGAAAAGTTCTATTAAGCGAATAGGCTTTGTTATGCTGATTGGTTCTCTTGTGAAGTCAAATATGCTCATTTGATTATCACAAGAATAATTTTCAAAATTCATAAAATCTACCAAAAGGAAACCTCGGTTTTATGTGCGCACAACCTCTTCCTTTCTGATAATTTTAGTTAGTTATCTTCTTTTCTCTTAAAATCCTCACAAGACACAGCAAGCAAGCAACCTACACAGTTAATGGCAATAAGCCCACTATTGTTCTTATACCTGTAAGAATTTTTGCAAACATTACAAAAATCTTTTCCAACGTTTGCCTTGCAACTTGTCTTTTTATCTTCAAGCTTCTTCCCGATACTCTCGTTTATCCTTTTGAGTTCCTCGACCTTTTTCTGCAATTCCTCAAAATCTTCAATGAGTTTGTTGTATTTCTTCTTACTTAAAATCTTCACTCTGTTTCGCTCCTTTCAACTGTTCTGCTATCTGCTTTACTTGTCTTATGGCATTTTCCCAAGTTGCGCCCTCGGTTGGTAATCCGCTTGACATAGCCATCCCGGAAAAACGCTCAGTGATGTTAGCAGTCAAATCGTCAACAGCTTTGTCATAACTATCAATATTAGACTTTCGATATTTAAACACCTCATTGTTCAGAGCTTCTTTGCCCCAATCTCCGCTATCAAACCATTCAACGGCCTTAAATACAGGACTAAGCGCTTCAAAAAGTGTTTCTATTCGTATACTTGCCGACTTGATATACTAAACTAATCTTTAGCCACATCTTCAAAACCTGCACTGTTCAATCTGTCAACCATATCTTGCAATGTTTCTACTGACGAACCATTCATAAGCTCGTCAACATCTTTGCAATACAAATAATTCCAACTACCACCGCTCATTCACTTTCACCGACTTTCAATAAATCCATAAACCTTTAAGTTGCAACCTCTGTTTACCGAGGATTCGTTATTCCTTTCTTTCTTTTAAAATTTCATCCAAGTAGGCATTAAATCCTGCTCTGAACATTCTTTCTCCGTGTTCTCCAACTCTGCGTTCTTTCTTCTCCGGCAGTTCCCTGAGCGGACACCAATCTGGCTTCTCTCCGTCTGGCAAAAGTTTTCCTGTCGCACAGCACAGATATTCGTCATCATTCTCTGCCTCATAGCACAATGTACATTTCTGGCACACCTGTTCCGGCATATCCATAACCAATACTGCTTTAGACATTTCTCACACTCCTTCCGGTTTTTCACGCCGCTCAAATTCGATAACCCAAACCCACGGATTTGCATCCCAACCGTAGCGGTCAAGGTCGGATTTTTTGATGGTGGAGTTCCAAAGTTTTTCCCATTCCATCATCACTTCATCACATTGACTGCACTGTTCTTCTGTCCCATAACAGCACTGCGAACCGCTTTCTCCGTATGTATTAAGACAATCCCAACAATCAGGATAAGCTCCCTCTTTTATCACATCAACCGGCTTCATCTCCTGCAACCGCCCCACTCTCACATCTGTTACCTTAAGCCAGATACGTGCGGCCTCTTTCGGCATGTATATGGACGGATGGTATATCAGTTTTGATGATTCATTAAATGTAGGCAAGTCTGCCAGCTTATCATCAGCCCTGTAAATATATGTTCCATCTTCATATCCTTCGCCATATGTTTCTCTCACGTACAGTATATCGTCCGTGTGATATGGCGGATTCCATCGTTTGCTTAATTCCTCATCCTTTATATTTTCCGGAAGCTTATATTCTTCGCCCCAAAGTTTGTGTGCTCCCCTGTTTGGATATGTCCATTTCCCTATACAATCATTGTGGCTTCCTGCGTATGTATAACATAATCTTGTTTTTGGTTGTGGCTTTACAACTCTCCTAGTACAACCTTCTCTTCCGTCCAGAATTGCCCTGACCATCTCCGTATTAAGTAAAATCGGTTTAATTGCCATTTACTCACCTCCATCTAAAATGAAATACTGCAAAATGAATCTGAATGTTGAAATTTTTATCAATCATTTCATGCTGTGTGCTTATCCTAATTGTAGGGAGAATATATACATCTTGCATATCAACCATAAAGTCAAATCTGTCAAAATTAACCATCTACTCCACCGCCTTCCACGATTTTAATTGCGTCTGCAAGCTCCACTACTGGCATTGTTCCAAGTCTTTCTGCTTCATCTGCATTGCTGTATTCTTCCAACTGTTCCACAACCTTGTCCGGGTCATAGGCGGTCGGCTGCGCATCTATCACGCTCGCCAATGTTGCCAAACTTACTCTCCTAAAATCATCATCAGATTTACTCGCACGCATGCAATATTCTTTTAGTGCATCTGCATCAATCAGTCCCATCGTTTTTTATCTCCTTTTTTCAAATAATCAAAAATCTCATGTCCAATCATTGCTACAACTGACAGAACGCAAAAAAGATTGACTCCAAATTTTGTTAGAATATCTAACCTAATGGCTATAAGTATTAGTAGAAAGAAATTTATGTACAATTGAAACATCATTCTTCATCACTCCAATCAAATTTACAACCGCACTTACTACAGTAATTTGGCGCATTGTTGTTATTCATTATTCCTATGTCGTGACTGACTTTGATTGTGTTTCCACATTCACAATGGAATACAGAAAGAGTATCGCTAAGGTTATGACTAAATATAGGCTTCTTCGCCGTCTGCTTAACCGCCGCCGCCCGACATTCTTCTGGCGTGCCGATTGCGCGGTACTTCTGAACCTCTTCCAGTGCCTTAATCGCTAATCTAGCAGCTTTCGCAACTCTGCATTCCCCATATTCACAATTAAACGGGCTGTATGTGCCTTGTGAGCATTCATAACAACTATCTTTCTTTAATATCTTAATTGCTTCATTCTCCGTCATGCCTACACCTCCAACAATTCCGGATTGTCAAAGATGTTGCCGATAACCTCTACTGTGTTTACCGAATCATCCTCATCATTAAAATTCCAATAGATTTCCCACAATGATATATAATTATCATTTTCGCAAACATATAAACGATTATCGCAACCGGTTATTGGCTTAATATTTGCTTCTATTCCATTCCAATCTATAGGTGTTTTATATGCAATGCCAAAACTGCCACATTCAAATACGACAGTCCCTTTATGCCCTAAGAAGTCAACAATATCATTCTCCCAGATCAGTTTGCCGTTCTTGTCTTTTAAGCCTGTGCATTGGCAGATTGTATCTGGTCTTACTTCATATGCAAATGGTGAGCCTGCATTGTTTATATACCATTTATTATCTTTGCAACGTAAAAATCCTATAGTCCAATATCCATTACCGGTTTTTGCCTTGAATAAGTATCTATCTTCCATCATTTTTCCTTTCGTTCATCTTTTTCAGTTCTTCGCTGATATCTTTTAGGTCGCAATCAATATTAACCAGCCGACCCCATATAAATAAGGTTGATAATGCAAGCAAAACTCCCATTTCTACACATCCTCTCTTTCTGCTAGCTTTGCCATTTCCCAATCGATTATATTGTCACTCCCGTATGCACTCCAAGATGTTGCTCCGTATCCCCATGCGTACACTATTCCGTTCTCGTATTTTGCAAAATATCTTTTTTTCCACGCATTTTTTTCACTATTTCTTACTAAAATCGGCGTATCGACTGCAACCTTACTCCAATCAACAGGTGGCTCGATATATTCGCTGTTCGCCCATTTCAGTATTTTTTCATTACAATCTGAATAACCGAAATCACAATCTTTGCAAAGAAGATTGTCACAAAAAGTCATTTTCCCGTTGCGAACTGCAATTTTATCTCCCTTACACGCAATATCTAAAATTTCTTTTGCGTATTTCTCTCTGTTCAGCATATTCACACCTCCAAATCACATACAAACTTAATCTCATCAGCTAACGTTTCAGCTATCATAGGAACCGTCAACTGAAACTGCTTATAATTAGCTAACGTATCAATATAATCAATAGACTTGTCCGTGAACTGCTGTAACTGCTTCACAGACAGCTTAAATTCCTTTTTCAGAATCGTAAGCGTGAGTGCAAAATAGTTAAACAATGACGCGCTGGAAAGTCTGTAGGCTTCTCGCTCGATGCAGAATCCTTTCTTTGCGTACAAGATCATAAGCTGTCTTTGCGGCACACTTCTCACTTTCTCTTGAACGTCAATTTCATATTTCTGTTTCATCATTGCGGATAAATCTCTCCCATTCTCACCACCGGCAGACGCGACATCTAAATACTGTTTCAATAATTTCTGCAATCGCACAATGCGTTTCTGCCCGAATCCGAATTTGTCGTGCAGGATAATATAGCCGATCACGACGAACTCTTTGTATGATCTTGTGATAACCGCATCAGAATTTCGCTTTTCGAAGCTATTTCTGCCAATAATCTTCGTGTCCTGCTTTGTAAAAAACAGATTTTTATTACTTTTTCTCTTTAATGCATTGCTCATACCTGCGAATACCTCCGATTCAGATTTTCCCACTGCTTGTACGTCTTTTTCGTAAATGGGTAAATTTTTGATTTCCGAAAGACTCTTTCGCACCGATCGTCAAGTATTTGAGCATACCAGTTTTTGTATGTTTTATCTTTGGAGTTTGCAACTTGACCGATTTGAATATGTCTTGGCAACCCGATCACCATTCTTACCTCGTTGCTTTTCACCCGGTTGTATACTTGCCCTGTTTTGAGATTAACAATCTCATACAATCTTTGTTCCGACATTTTTACCCTTTCTGTATGTAATTTCCAACCATGCAAAATGACTTAATACAAGCTGTCTTGCACGTTCCTCGATTTCCATACCTTTGTACTTGTTTATCAGTTTTTCTCCGGCTTTCATCACTTCCTGCCACCATGCATCGTCATTATCAGGCGCGTAGTAGTCTTGGATAAACTTCCAATAATCCATGAATACTTGCCATTCTTCCGAACCTTTTTCGATTTTTGCACTTGCCATATCGCACCTCTAAAATGGGCAATTGCCATTGTATGGCTTGAATCCGTCCCCACGTTCTTTCTTTTTTATTTCCGCAACAACATCATCAAATGGCTTGTCGATTTCAACAAACTTCATGTGATCTCCGTCAAATTCCATTGCTTCACGCATTGTCATTCCCTGTCTGTTCTTCTCGATTTTTACGCCCTTGGCTCCCTTGTCATTGTCTGACAGATTCCACAGCATAATTATGTTTGACGCATCCTGTTCGATTGCCCCGGATTCCCTCAACTCTGCCATGGTAGGCTCTTTTGTTTCTCTGCTTTCGGAAGCTCTTGTTATCTGTGAAAGTGCTATCACATGTGTATTTAAGTCTCTTGCAACCGATTTTAAACCTCTTGAAATTGATGCTACTTCTTCATTTCTTCCGGAATATCTGTTATCCGGCATAAGCAATTGCAGATAGTCAACAACGATAACATCAAAGCTTTGGTGTATGCATTCTGACTTTATCTCTCTCGGAGATACAGTCCCGGATGCAATCCATAATTGATAATTACTCATTTCTTCATTTGCTTGGTTAAATTTTTCCTGTTCATCACCAAGAAACGCTTTTGCCCTTCTGATTCTCGTTAAGCCGATTTCCGCAAGCCTTGAAATAAATCGCTCATACACCTGTTTATCGATCATCTCCAAGTTGAAATATGCGACTTTAAGTCCTTTTTTTGCCATATTCCCAATAATCTGCGTTGTGAGTGCTGATTTTCCAACTGCCGGTCTTGCGGCAATTACTGTTACGTCACCGCGTTCAAGATCTCCAAGTGCATCATCAAGTTGCGATAACCCGATTTTTATACCACCCTCTCCAACACTTTCGTTGAAATATTTGTCTTTATTCTCAGCTGCAATCTGCTTCATTGGTTTTAGCTTTACTTCTTTTCCCTCTTGCAAATGTTCAAGTCTTGTAAGAAGATCGCTGATTGTATCATCAATGTCGCATGGTTTTAAACTGGATTTCTGGTACATTTCCCGAACCATTCTCGCCTTGTATTCTTTCGCAACCGCATCGGCATAACTTTTAACCATAGTTGAAGTGATTGTTCCCGAAATACAGGATTTCATCAATTCGCTAATCTGCTCCTGTGTGTATTTGTGATTTTCAAGCGCCATTGATAACGACATTGGGTCAATGCTTTCATTTCGGTCATACATGGCAAGCATTTCTTTGTATGTGTCCTGTGCAAAATCCGAACTAAACATTTCCGGCTTCAGCGTTCGCCAGATGCTATTTAGCACATCATTGTCAATCAATATGCACCCTATTACTCCGAATTCTGCTTCTGTCAACTGCAATCACCTCGTTTCTCCGCAATCTGCAGCCAATAATCGCAATCATTTTTCAACCAATCAACATATTTGGGGATGTACCGAAAATCCGTATCGTCTGGGTTCTTTTCTTGATAGTCACTCAAATATGCTTCTGTGGCTTTGTATAACAGCCGTGCAATGTCCGGTTGGTTCTCTTCGATAACTTCTAGCACTTTATCCATCCAAGCTGTTTTAGAGGTACTGTACGCTGTTTTCTTGGGGTATATATCAAAAGTCTTTTTCCAAGCATCGTCAAAATCAAATGGCTCTTTAGAATCGGTCGACAGCGAATTTTCTTTTATATTTTCTTTCTCTTTATCTTCTTCTTTTTCTTCTTCTTTATCTGAAACAGCGACGTCAGACGATTTATCGGGCGATTTTTGCTCAATTAGGTTCTTCTGCTTCTTTCTTCGGTTCTGCTGATATAGCCTGTCACGTTCCTTTTTCTTCTCATAAGCGTCAAGCGTTTGATGCTTATTCCAATTAGGAATCGTTATCACATTGTCAACGACCTCAATCATCCCAAATTCTTCAAATGTCTTAAGCGCAAGCCTTACCGTGTTCAAATCTCTGCGGAAAATGGTGGCAAGCATTTCATCCGTGAACGGTAACTTGTTGCTCATCATAAACACACCGTTGTTATTCTGTTTTCCGGCAAGAATAAGAAGTTTGAACCAAATCGTAATGATGCTATCCGCACTCGGCATACTCTCAATCAGCAGAATCTTTTCATCGTCAAAAACATCTGTCGTGATTTTAATCCACTTGACTTCTGCCATTTAATCACTCTCCTCATATGTATTTTCAGAAATCAAAGTCATAAACTTCTCATACTGTTTTTCAGAAACTTTGTTGCCCTGTTTCTCCGGCTTTAAACGGATTTCAAGGTGCTTTTCAGCGATATGCGATAATTCCTTGGCAAGACTCTTTTTGCCTTGCTTAATTCCGTCATAATAGCCTTTTGCCGGACGGTAATCATCAATCTTGGCTTTACCCTCTCCCTGTGAACCGCTTGTTTTATTGCGAAGCTGATAGCCATTATTTGCACAAAATTTGATATAATACTGCTCACGCTCATCAAGTTTATCTATCGGACAGTGTACTGATGTTACATTCCATCCATACGGATTATCCTCTGAATACAGTCCGTGAGACTTCAAGCTAAGGTCTATGTGCTGATACCCAGAAAGGTGTTGCGACAATCTGGTTAAAATACGCTTTGCCTGCCCCACATAGGCATATCTAAACCCATTTTCATCCTGCCTTGTCAAAATATAAATTCCGCTTGATTCATCAAGCCTTGGATTCAATGCAAGCCATTTCTGCTTGTTTTTAGCTTCGATGGCTTTTGCCTGTCTAAATTTCTTATAATCCAACTCATTCACTTCCTCCCCAATGGCTCCATGCTCATTTGAGCCACAAACTTTCCGTAACTCATGCCAGAAGCGCGCGCCATATGATTCACAGCCTTGATTGCATCATCCTTTTTCTTTGGCTTTCTCAATCGTTCTTTAACTTCATTGCCGATGCAGTCTTGGC